CAATCCCGCCACAATCCTCTGCGTGCTTCTCTTCGTATGTGACGTGCTTGTTAGGCACCTCATCGACGCACGTAGGGCACCACCATGGGATACGTGGTTCGGTCATACTGCCCTCACGCTCTTTGCTCGCACTCGCTTGTGCGGGTGGCTCGGGGCCTCGGTACCGCCGCAGGACGTCTGTTGCGCCACAATCCACCGCTCGCTTTGCAGCTCAGCACGCAGACGGCGGACCTCGTTCACCAGGTCGCGCACGTCATCGAGATCAACGTTGTCGCATGCGTCGATCTTGGCCTCGATGTACCTGAGGGTGTCTTCGGTGATCACAACACACCCCGCAGATGTCCCACGGCCTTGCGTTTCATGCGCGTGGCGCGGGCATTGCGGACATGCTGAACGTGATCCACGCGCAGATGACATCTTTGACAAAAAGCCCACAGATTGAATTCGGCGCAGTTCGACGGCGTTGGATCCGGGTAGTGCGCAATCGTGAGCACTACCTTGATCGAGCGGCACTCCGGATCGCCACCAAGGCACAGCGAGCAGCCGTGATGCTTCTGCCATTGCGCAGGGCTTGCCGGGTTGCGCTTGATAATGGCGCCGTTCGGAGCATTGCAGCGCCCGCCGTCGTGGGTATCGCCGCATTGACCGACGCAAGCGCATCGGTTGCCGTCGCGGCATAGGATCGACTCGCGGATCTTGCGCCAGTTCTTTGGGTAGAGCGAGTAGTCAACCGGCACGGTGCGCTCCATATTCGGCCGGGCACTCGACCCGCGTGATATGCTCGTCGTCGAATCCGCTGTGCCGAGCCTGGCTCAGCGTGTGATCAGTTCCTGCCGTCTTGCTCCACGGTGCCACCAGGCCAAGCATGCGAACGTTCCAGTCCGAATCGCGAGCTTGCACGCACTGCCTTACCAAAAATCGATTGCGCTCAAGTGGATGCACCGAGCCAATTGGATCCCACCATCGTTCGGTTCGGCGCAGCATGCCGGTCGCGTCAAAGGCCCACGCCCATCCATCCGTTCGATGCTCTAGGCACTCGATGCCCAACGCGTGCGCCAAGGTCGTGCATTGGCGATCACCACGTTCCGCACCGCCGTTGATGATCCTGTCCGGGGCGATCTCCTTGATGTGCTTCAGCAGCGTGCTGAACATCCAATCGCGCGCCGCGCTGGTGTCACACAACGCGCGGGACAAGGAGCAGAGTAGTAACGTCTTCGTGCTCACGGTTTCCTCCGTATCGCCCCCGACTCCGCCATGTCTTGCAGCACGCGCTTGGTGATCTCCCGCTTTTCTGCCAACGTCGCGCCCCTCGGATCGGTCGCCAGTGAGACCAAGGCGGCCTGCTGCAGATTGCGTACATGCCGCGCAAGCATCTCCAGCGTGATCACGGGCGCTGGTGGTTCGCTCACAGCGCCTGACCTTCGCACTGAGCCGGTGCCACGGCATATGCCACACGGAGCGTCGCCCACCAGCGTACCGGCGCCCTTGCAGGAGAGGCAGATAAGGGTCAGCGCGGTCACTGGCTTCGCGCCTCCACGTCGGTCTGCAGGTCTGCGAACTGGCGCACGATCTGCTCCCGGCGCTCGCGTTCCTCGGGACTCACCAGAGCCGGCAGCGGCTGGTCCGCTTTCAGCTCGAGCAGCGCAATTAGCAGCGTCTCGAGGCGAGCAACGCGATCGGGCAGTCCTTGGATCGTGGCAGCGACCAGGGCGATCCTCGCCTGCGTTTCCTCGACCATCTTGTCGACGGAGGCCTTGATCGCAGCGAGGATGTCGGCGGGGGACTGGTTCACCGGAAGTCCTCCATCTTGCACGCGGTCACGTGGATCTCGTCGAGCTTGCCAGCCTCGTGAATTTTCTGGGCCACGTCGGATGCGCCCAAGCCTCTCGCGATGCGCTCGCACTCGTAGTAGGCGTTCGCTTCGGTGACGCGTTGAAACCCCAGCACCTGCTGCATGCTGAACTCCGCAAGCAGTCGACGCAGCGTCGGCAAGATCGCTTCCGATGAGTCCGCATGCACCGGGACTGCCTCCAGAATGCGGCGGGCCATCGCGTCGATGGCATTCGGTGTACTGCTCATGCCGCTGCCCTCCCTCGCACGCGCGTTACCTCACGAGCCGGCCTTCGACACGTCTCACACACAAGATTCGGAGGCGTTGGTGCAATGTGGCCACATCGGCACGTACGCGTGGCACGGTCGCAGGACACGCAGGACCAGTAGACCGTGAACGTATCGTGCTTGCATCGGGGCTTCTCGGCGTCGGTCACGTGATGACCTCCGCGGGCTCGGCCGCCAACGCGGCATCCATGGCAGTCGCGAGCGAGTCGGCTCGTCCGGTTTTGGTGATCTTGTAGTGCATCGCGTCGAACTCTCGTCGGCCAGGCGGGCTTTTGAGCGTTTTGGTGCTCCATCCGACTTCGTCGTTGTTGAAGCGAAAAGGCGTCGACTCGAATTGATACCCGCGAGCTTCCCACCGAACCGTTTCGCCTGCGCGGAGCCGTGTTTCGACTTCCTTGGGCGTTTCCTGATGGTCGTACCCGTGCAGCTCGACGACGATGGCACTGTCGTCGCAGCGCGCATCCATCGTCTGCCCCCGGCGTATCCAGGCGTCGAAATCGTCGTTGGGCGTGGTGGATCCCGTGAGGTAATGAGGCTTGCTCCCGCCGTAAACTTCCTTGTACGGCCTGCCGCCAGCTAGGTAGTCCTCGGCCGCGTGAGAGAGCGCGTCACATAGGTGCGGGTGTTCTCCGTAGCCCACCAGCGTGCCCGTTGGTCTCTCAAGACGCACCACGCGTAGGCCACCGCCAGAGAGGAATGCGTGCAGGCGTGCGCCATCCCACAGGGCCTTGTCGAGCGTGTTGAGATAGTAGGTCACGCTGACACCTGCGTCCGCGTTTCGTTCACACCCTCAACCCGCTTCGGTGGTGGCACGTGTGTGATTTTGATGGACGACAACAGCGCTTCCACTTTCACATCAGGCCTGCCCTGTTCCAGGTACATCTCCAGGACCGATCGCAATTGCCGAAGTGCTGCGTCTGCCTTCGGGTCTAAGGAACTCGGTACGTAAATCAGCACCGTTCGTGCTGCGTCACGAATGGCCATCAGGGCCTTGATGCAGAGCGCGAGTTGCTCGACCCGTGCGAATACCTCCACCAACAGCGCGCGCGTTTCTGGGCTGTGGCGAACTTGCGAGGCGATCCCGCGCACCCATTCCCGGATGTACGCGACCTGCCCTGACGTGAGGATGTGTCCTGAGGTGATCATGCTGCCTCCAGCCTGGTAAGCAATTCTCGCAGGGTCTTGATGACGGCCTGTCGCGGCAGATTGGAGCTAAACGCCACCTGGCGCCCTTCGAAGTCGAGGGCCAGAAGCCCGTAGCCAGTGTGCCTTGGCAGCGAATGCGCAACGATCTTCCCGAGATCGTTGCAGAGGCGCTCCAGATCCTCGTGGCTCGTGGTTGTCACGCTGCCCTCCGCGATCGTTTCCACCCACGCCGGTCGATCTCTTCTCGCACGGCCTTCAGAGCGCTCACCATGTGCGCTCCCGTTTCAACCATGCGCTCGGCACAGATCTGCGCGGCTTGCTCTTTGGTGACCAAGTCGGGGCCGTATTTGAAGAGCGTGTTGTACAGGTGCTTTGTGACCTTGCACTCCGCGAGCCTGGTCCGCAGTGCCTGCGCCGGCGGCATGGAGTCGGCCTGCTCGATTGCCGCTCTCTCGGGGTCCGCGCTGTCGTTGGCAGGAGTGCCGTTGGGCTTGGGTCCACCGCTCGGCGGCTCGGGATCCTTGGGCGCCAACGCATTCTTGAGCCACCGAGATGCCTGTTTTGCGTCGGCCATGCCCGGCACGAGTTCCTGGACACGTCGGACCGCGACGTTGCGCAGTAGCTCGCGAACTTCTTCGGCTCGCAGATCAATGGCCGGCTTGTGCTTGCGCACGATCTCCGCCACGTCCTCGGCAGAATCAGCGAGCTCGAGCAAGTCCATGACGTCGGTGAAGACGTTGTCGCGCGACGTCTCGCGGGTCTCGATGGCTTGAACGTGTTCATTGAGTTGGTTGCGAGTCGCGCTGGCTTTCGTGACATCGAGAACGAGCTTCTGAGCGCGATAGATGTACGTGTCGAGTCCGCCCGCTTCCTCGCCTACGGCATCCTTGTGCACGCGCCAGACACGCGCGGCTTGTAGGAGCTTGGTGTCAATGAGCTTGAGCGGCTCAAGATCCTCGCGCAAGGCGTCGAGCGCGGGGGCGTCGCTATCCCCAAGACCCGTGATGACCAACGTGTGGACTTCCTCGGGCGCGATGTCATCACGGGCCACAGGCGGCTGCGCTGTCGTCGTGGCGTGGTTAAAAGGATCGTGCGAGCCAACGCGTGCGTCTTCTTCTGCAATGGCGCGCTTTAACCACGCCTTGGCGTTCTTCATCTTGCCGACGTCTTCGCAGCGCTTGCATAGGACTTTCCAGGCCGCCTCGCGGTCAGCGGTCGACAGGGCCGATAGTTCTGCCCGGTGCTTGATCCAGAGCGCCACGGTCTCGCCGGGTAATTCAACCTGTTCAACGTCCGCGTAGAAGCTTGCGAGCGTGGGTGAGATCTCCGTCTCAGAAGGCGGGTCAGGCTCAACGAAGACCTCGTCAGGCTTCTGCGTAATCTTGATCGGCGCGCCCGCGCTCTTGAGATGAGCCGGGATGGTATCGAGCTCGCTTTCATCAAGCATGCCGAGCCCGAGAATGGACAACGTGGCGCGTCGCTTGGCCTTGGTGTTGCCGGTGATGGTGATACGTCCGTTCTGACGCATGACCCACGTGCCGTGCTTGGTGGTTGGGCACCAGACCGGCTCTTCGCCATCTGGCGTTAGAGACAGGTTGCTTCCGCGGACATAGGCACAATCCAAAGTCTGTTGGGTCGGGACTTCTCCCGTACTGGACATCCCCGGCTTACCAAGCGCGATTCCTTCAAGCGTGGCCAAAATGGCCCATGCCTCCATCACACCGGGCTTTCGCTTCTTCCCAAAGCGACCTTTGCTGTCCGCGTCTGCTGCCATCATTGCACTAAACATGGCGGCTCTTGCTTCCGCGGAAAGCTGGGTCACAAGAACAGGCATGTCCGCTGGCCCTTCAATGCCCGCACTCATGAGAACGAATCTCGACTCGTCAGCACTGAGATAGAACCAGTGCTGCGGCAAGCATTCGTACGAAGCCCCGCCCGGAAAGACCCGAACCGTTGGTTGGCCTACGTCCTCGCGAGCATGAAGGCCAGCACGAGCAAGCAATTCCCGAATCTCTGCAACTCGGCGAGGTTTGGACTGACAGATCCCAAGCCGCACAAAGGTTCCTCGACGCTGAATCGTTCCATCGGTCATCACCCAACCAAGTACGGCGGCGAGTTCGGGTGTTAGTGGATGACTACCGCCCTCCGCAGGCGCAGCCACAATTAGTCTGTGGCTTGTCCGGATCTCGTTGGCTTTAACCAGTTTTCGCTCTGGCCCTCTGTCCTTGCGAGGGCCACGCGGAGCTGCTGCGCCTCTGCACGGCTTGTATGGTTCGGTACCAACTGCCCACGAATGGTCTTCGGTGCATCGGACCGAGAATAGGTTTTTCTCGGTCGACAGTTTGAAGACCTTTGCGTTTTCGTAAACGCTTACGTTCTCCAGCGGAACCCACTCAGAACGGCCGGTATTCACATCGTACGCAAGGACCGCTTCGCCGATCATGAGTTGATCGTGACGTTTGAATCCGCGGCGAGTCAGGATCTCACTGCCCAGCGGAACACATTCGACCTTCATCATCGCATTGAGCGGATCGCTGAGTGCAACCGTGGCCACGGCAGTCTCGGTTCTGCCATTCGGATGCGTAGCGCGACACACAGCGTAGAGAAGCTTGGTGCCTGCAAGATCGACAACGCGAGGGCCGTCAACGATCTCGCGATTGAGCCGGTGAATGGCCGCGAGCTGATCGGTCGCGCCGCGTGTGGGGTACAGAATTTCCTTGCCGTTGAGCCGTAGAATCGCAAACGGCAATGCGGCAGGCGTGAGCCCAAGGCTTTCACAGATCTGCAGATAGAACCGCGATCGCTCCTCGGGATTGAGCGCGGATATGTCCCCGCGAAGCACAAGCGACTCGACAACCCGCGCCGTGGTCTGGGTGTCGATCTGAATGTCTGCCCGGTCACTCTTCTGGATCGACTTGACGTTACTCATCGCTCCCACCGCCCTCCTGCCTCGCCCAGTGCCTCAGTACTCGCTCCAGTGCTCTACATGCCTTGTTGCACCGCTCGCCCGCGTACTCGTCATCCTCGCTGTCGAGTAGATCCAGCGTGACCTTGTCCACAAGCTCGCGCGCCTGCAGGATTGCCTTCTTGCGCTCCTCGGGGCTCATGCGAACGCTCGTACCACCGCGCCCACCACCCACAGCCGCAACACGCCCCGCGTGATCCGCAGACGCAGCTTGTTGCCTCCGAACATCTCCGCCCACGCACATCCTGCTTCCACCGCTTCGAGCCATTCGCTATGTGACATCGCCCACCTCCGTTGATACCGAGCGCGATCCCTGCGCAGAGATCGCCCACGCTACCGACGGCCCCTACGCGGCCCCGAGGACCTCGGAGACCAACGCCATTCCAAGCGCCTCGTTTCGATCGCGGATCAATCGACGGACTGCACTAGGCGGCCAGCCGTGCTCTCTCGCGATTGCATAAGCGCGATCCGTGTTGTCCCGGTGAATCGCGGCGGCTAACGCGTGACGTACGCAGCATTCGTCCGCCACGGCGGCTTGCTGGCAGTGCTTGCAGCGGCTCATTGGCCCATCCTCGTGACTGCAGCGCGGTTCTGTTCAGCAGCCCACGTCACGTACTCCACGCACTCGCGGCCGATCTGGTCAGCACGCTCGCGGGTCAGCTCGCCGGCTTCGACCAGTGCATCGACCTCACCAGGTTCATCACGATCGAAGTGATAACGGGCATCGCACTCTGCACAACGCAACCGCCCGGACATGGAGGGCTCGTCGCAGCTGTCACACTTGGGATCAGGTGTACGAGGATCAATCGCGCTGCACATGAGGACTCCGTCGCGACCGGCGTGAGGGCCGGGGGACAGAGACCATCATACGAACCAATTGGTTCGTGTCAACTAGTACGAACCTTTTGGTTCTATTCCTCGATCGTTGTCGTAGAATGTGCGTATTCTACGAGCAGGAGCGTCAAACGCCCCGCATCTGCAGACGAGCATGCCGTCTTGCGTAGAAGCCAATGCGCGATCTCGTGACAAACCCTTAGCTTGATGCGCTGCGGGTCGGGGCTCGGGCGAAGCAGGATGGTGCCGCTCGGTAACAACGCCGACTCCAGTTCCGATGGCAGGTCAGGCTTGTAGCGAATGGTGCACCCCGCGGCTTTTGCCAGTGATTCCGCAGTCATTTGCTGTGCGGAGTGGTGCAGTTCGGTCGCAATGCGCTGGATCTCCTCTTCTTCAACAAGTAGCGGTCCGCGTTGAATCTCGTCGCGTATTGCGACTTCAAGTGAATCACCCACCGCCCCTGAATTCCCCATATATGGAAAGATGGCCGACGAGCTGGGTGCATGCAAGTCGCTGTCGAGAACACGAAGACTACGAAAGGAACCTGTGAACGCTGTAACCGCTGCCTGCGACTAAGGGCGCGTCGAATGCAAGGCATGCATTGCGCCATTCATCGCTTGCGTAGCGCTCAATCGCCGCGTGGCGAAACGGCGGCCTTACCGTCAATATCAAGTCCGCACTGCAACGTATCGAAGGATCCAGGGTCGCTTCACGAGCAACCTGCGGCGCCTTCGAAACGAACATGAACTCACGCAAGAGCAAGCAGCGCTTGAGTGCGGCATGACCCGGCAGCAGTTTCAGCAACTGGAGTCGGGCACGCAGAATCTTACGTTCACGACCGTGGCTCGTATTGTCGAAGGCCTTCGTGTTGACGTGGCTGAACTATTCGCGCCACTGAAGAAGGGCCGCTAGGGCTGCGGATACACTCCACCCAATAGCCCCTGCACCCAGGACTCTGGGCCGGCTCTTCGGTTGAGCCGGGTACTCCCCATTCGGGGCAGTCTCATCGAGGTATTCGTCACACGACGCCGGTTGGGTGCTTTGGGCCGGCTTGCGTTTCGGTACCCTGTGTACCCAGCTTTGGACTCAGGGATTGCCACAATGGGGTGGGAGTCATTGTGCCCCTGCGTCACCGAGTGCTCCGCCAGCGCCCTTCGCTTGCTATCGCTGCCCGCTGGAAGACACCGAGCCCACATGGGCCCGGAGGACCTAGCCGCTACAGTGGCCAGGAACTGAGGTCGGTTCGGAGCACGACGAGAGCGTCAAGTTCCACCCGGCAGCGAGTGTAGCAGCTCGCACCAGTCTTAACGCTCTTGTCGTATTCCGAAACGCCACACACTCGAGACTGCTTTCCTTTGTCCAAAATGAGCATCGGCTACTTGGTTCGTTGCCCGGTTTTGAGGCCGGGTCGGGAGTTGCCTCCAACGTCGCCACCGAAGGGCTACAGCCGACTACATAGCATCCAAGCTGGGAAATACGCAAACGCAGGGCTTCGGCTGGCCGACTAGACGTTCTTGCTATCGTGAGAAGCCAGAAGCGGTGGCCGTTCCGCGATCTGTCGGTCTTCGATCACCATCTCCGCGAGCTTGACGAGCGTCCTCGGCGTCGGGAGCCTCCTGGGGAGGGTGAGGTGAGTTTCGCCGACCTCCTCCCAGACGTCTTCCTCGACACTAGGCGCTAAGATCTTTGCATACCTGAGCAACTGGGGCCATTGAGGCAACTGATTGAGCTTGCGAGAGCCCTGATCGGAGCCAGAAGGGCTCGGTGAGATCGGCTCGGGCGGTAGGCGTTCGCCCGCAGGTACCTCGGCGCGTCCCTTGATGGCCGCTGCTAGCTGCTCGGGCGCGAGCCCTCCGTCAATCAGCTCCTCAATCTCCTGAGTGGTTGCGCCGAATCCAAAGGCGAGACCCTTCCTCATATTTGCGCTTCTGGCCTGACTCCTGCCTTTTTCCAGCTTGAGAACGCCTTGGCGCCGCAGAAGTCCTTTTGATCGCTCTGCAACTTGGTCCTGAGTCAGCCCAAGCTCGGTTCGCAGCGTCTTGATCTTGTCCTTCAGTGCCACGTGCCAATTGGTACCTAACCTAGCTCTCATCGCAACGAACCTCATGGCACGAACCTTTTGACACGAACCACTTGGTTCTTATACTTAGGGACCATGAGTGACCCGTTGCCTTCGGACGGCGCGCGACTGCTGCGTATATATCTGATCAAAGTCGACCAAAGCGTTCCGGTCTTCTGCGAGATTCACCGGCTCGATCGCGTGCAGGTTCAGCGCTACCTCAAGGGTGAGCGGGCGCGCATCTCGGTCGATTTCGCGGCCGCCATCCAAGACGCCACGAACGGCGAGGTCCCCTGGTATTCGTGGTGCTCGAAGACCCGGCGCGCCAACGACCCCGTTGCTGAGCACAACGCAGCTCGCCGGCCACGCCGCTCTCACGTCGCAGCCTAGTCGAGTGGGGGCAGTCCGATGACAGCGTCCAAAGCGCAGCATGCGCATCATGCCAGCACAGCACGCACGGCCGAGCTCGGCAAGCCACAGGGGCGTGGCCAGCGCCACCAACGGGCGCGGTTCATTGCGACACTTCGCGCGCCTATCGAAAACGTGGGCGCGAGAACGGGGCATTCGCACGCCTGCGGTGCCTACATTTCCATGCAACTGGGTTGCAGTAGCACGAGTCTGGAGGCGTCATGATGGACTACGCCGATTTTCTGCAAAGAAAGCCGTGCCCTACCACGGACATTACAAATGCAAAGAAAACCACGCGTAGACCTTATCTGCGCAGAGTGCGGGCTCGAGTTCCAGAGACTCGAGTGCCAATTGGGTCGTGGGCGAGGTCGGTTTTGCTCGAAGGCCTGCCTAGGAATGTCGAAGCGGCACGGAGATATCTTTCAGTGCGCGCTTTGCGACTCGGCGTTTTACCGAGCGCTGGGCGAGGCGGACGCGGAGATGAAGTTTTGCTCTCGCGAGTGCTACATGGACTGGCGGGCGCTCTATCGAAGCAAGAGCACCTATCCAAAGATAGGCGGCAGGCACGTGCATCGTATCGTAGCAGAAGCCGTGCTTGGCCGAAGTCTGACCTCAGACGAAGTGGTTCACCATATCGACGAGGACAGACACAACAATCATCCATCAAACCTGGCCGTCTTCCCCGATCACGCAACGCATATGCGTTGTCACGCCGGGAGGATGTCCAATGCTGAGTTATCAAGCTTTTCTCTCCAGAAAGTCACAGCTTGATGGAGATTTCGGCTTTCCGCCGGCCTACTTGCCTGATCACCTCTTTGATTTTCAGAAGTCGATGGTGGAATGGGCGTGCCGAAAGGGACGAGCTGCGCTGTTCGAAGATTGCGGACTCGGAAAAACTCTCCAAGAGCTGGTCTGGGCCGAAAACGTCGTTCGGTACACCAATCGCCCGGTCCTTGTTCTCACGCCGCTCGCAGTTGCCGCGCAGACGGTGCAGGAGGGGGCCAAGTTCGGCATCGAAGTCCGTCGCACGCAGAACGTTTCGGACGCCGGCATCTACGTCACTAACTACGAGCGATTGCATCACTACGACCCAGCCGACTTCGCAGGGGTCGTTTGCGACGAATCGAGCTGTCTGAAGAACTTCGACGGCAAGACCAAGGCTGCGGTCACCGAGTTCATGCGCACGCTGCCCTACCGCTTGCTGTGCACAGCCACGGCCGCGCCGAACGACTACGTTGAGCTTGGCACCTCCTCCGAGGCCCTCGGGTATCTGGGGCATCTGGACATGCTCAATCGGTTCTTTGTGAACCAGAACAACACCTCGGATACCAAGGGTCGGTGGCGTGGAATGAGTGCGCCGCGCGCCTACGAACAGAAGCAGTGGCGTTTCAAAGGGCACGCCGAGCAACCCTTCTGGCGGTGGGTGTGCTCCTGGGCGCGCGCGATTCGCAAGCCCAGTGACTTGGGGTTCGACGATGCCCAGTTTGCGTTACCTGACCTGGTCGAGCGAGAGCACATCGTCAAGGCACGAGCGCCGCGCGAAGACCCGATCTTCCAGTTCGATCGCGGCTTGGCCGTCCAGCGCAAGGAGCGCCGGCACACCCTTGAAGAGCGATGCGAGCGGGCCGCCAAGCTGGTCAAAAAGACAGGCCAGCCGGCGGTCTGCTGGGCCCATCTGAACGATGAAGCAGACCGGCTCGAGGCCCTGATTCCGGACGCGGTGCAGGTCAGCGGCAAGGACTCGGACGGGTCGAAAGAAGAAAAGTTCACCGCGTTCGCTTCGGGCCAAGCGCGGGTCATGGTGATCAAGCCGGTTGTCGGAGCCTGGGGATTGAACTGGCAGCACTGCGCGCACGTGGTCGTGTTCGCAAGCTACAGCTTTGAGCAGTACTACCAGTGCATTCGTCGATGCTGGCGCTTTGGCCAGAAGCGTCCTGTTGTCGTCGGTCACGTGGTTTCGGACGGAGAGGGCGATGTGCTCGCGGCTCGTCAGCGCAAGGCCGCACAGACCGACGTGATGTTCGGCGAGCTATTGCGCCACATGCGCGAGGGCATGGGCGTTGCGCGCAGCGCGTACGGAAACAAACACGAGGAGGTGCCACCATGGCTGTGTTCGATCAGGTAATCACGGATCGTTATGGCCTCTATCACGGGGATTGCTGCGAGGTCATGGCGCGCCTGCCAGACGCTTGCATTCACCTCTCGGTGTACTCTCCCCCATTTTGTGGGCTCTACCACTATTCGAGCTCGCCGCGCGATCTGTCCAACGCACGTAACTACGACGAGTTCTTTGAACACTACGAGATCGTGGTTCGGGAGCTGTTCCGGCTGACCCTACCGGGCCGCATGACGGCCGTGCATTGCATGGATGTGCCGAGCGGCAATACCGGCTGCGACCATCGGATCGACTTCCCGGGTGACATCATTCGCATGCACGAGCGGATCGGATTCCGCTACGTCGCACGTTACTGCATCTGGAAAGAACCGCTCGGGGTTCGCAATCGGACCATGGCCAAGAACTTGGCCCACAAGAGCATCGTCGAGGACAGCTCGCGATGCTCGAACGCGGCGGCGGATTACCTCCTGGTCTTTCGTCGAAAGGGAGAGAACAAGATCCCGATTGTCCACCCGAACGGACTGACCGAGTACGCGGGCGCACGGGAGATTCCGAAGGAGCTGCTCGAATACAAAGGCTGGACCGGCAAGCAAACCGAGAATCGGTACAGTCATTGGATTTGGCGACAGTACGCCAGTGCGTTCTGGGATGACGTTCGCCTTGACCGCGTGTTGCCCTACCGTGAAGCACGCGACTCGGACGATGAGAAGCACGTGCACCCTTTGCAGCTCGATGTGATCGAGCGATGCGTCGTGCTCTGGTCGAACCCGAAAGAACGTGTGCTCACACCATTCGCAGGCGTTGGGTCCGAAGTCTGCGTCCCTGTAGATCTGGATCGTTTCGCAATCGGGATCGAGCTGAAGGGCTCGTACTTCAAGCAATCGGTGCGGAATGCAGCCGACTTCTCTGGGCACGCTTCCAAGAAAGAAAAGAAGACCCCGGGCAAAGCACGGACGGCTACTTCGCCCACCATCGGCCAACTCGATCTGCCCATCTTCGAAAAGAAAAGCGCGTAGCCCGATGCCCACCAAGTCCAAGTGGAAGCAACAGGACCTCTTCGCGCACAACCAGCCACCGGGGCACGCCGCGCCCAAGCCAGAGGTCAATGTTGCCAAATACGCTGGGCGTGCACTCGCGCTGTTCAAAGCCTTACGAGACCAGGCCTATCGCTCCGCGCTGACGCACCTCGGACACGAGGAAGCCTGGCGGATCACTCGGAAGGCGCACGAGGACTTCGCAACTGCTGTTCGGCGCATTGCCAAGGCCTCGGACCTAAGGCTGCTACAAGGCTCGGTGCCGGCGTCTCTGAAAGAGAGTGCCGGCGATGAAATCGTACGCTGTCTGAAAGCCGCCGGCGGTGACGATCTTTCTGTGCAGGCTGCCAAGCGCGCGGTCGACACGCTGGACAAGCTCGCGTGGAGGAAGCTCGCGTGACCCGCCTCTGGCTCACCCTCTCACTCTGGTTCGGCCGCGCGAAAGCCTGGTGCTCACGCAAGTCGCGGGAGGTGTCGCGATGAAGCCGCCGCTCTGGCAATTCGTCATCGTGGTGATCGCGGGCCTCGTGATCGGCTGGAAGCTCGATGACTGCCGCCATGTTCGCGATCCGCAGCCGGCGATCATGCCGGGAGGGTTGCCGTGAGGAAGCCGTCGGATCCAAACTGGGAGCAGTCACTGCGGTACACTGTCCGTCTTCGCTGGTCCGAAGAGGACGGCGAGTTCATCGCAACCTGCGAGGAATTCCCGAGCCTGTCGTTTCTTCACACAGATCAGTGGTACGCGCTGAGTGGCCTGCGCAAGCTGATCTGCGACGTATTGCGAGATATGCGGACCGCGGGAGAAACGCCGCCACAACCGGCGATCGCGCCAGGGGGGCTGCCATGAAGTTCGCGCTCAACCTGCTCCACCACCTCGCGTACCGCGGCTACCGGCTGTGTCGGTACAGGCCGTCGCGAGAGATCTTCTTACGCGTCATGCAGTGGGTCTGGCTTGAGCAGATCCGTAGAGCGAGCCGCCATGACTAACCGCGAACTCCGCATCGTCGCCATCCAAGTCGACGGCCTCGCGCACTACGACGTGCGGTACTGGCGCCGCCGTGGCCCGCTGTTTGTGCCGGAGAAACGCTACGTCGTGATCGACGGGCGGGACCTGGACGCGTTGGTGCACGGCCTGTGGCAGGTGCAGCGAGCGATGGCGGCACTCGGGAGGCGCTAATGATTGACGCGCCTGTAATCAAACTTCGTTGCGGGAACGACATCGCGAGACCTGATCCGAGTGCCGGACATCTTCGCGTGGACATTGGACAGCCGATTGCTCCGGGCGTTCTGAGTCGCCTGCTCCGGGTGCTCGACAAGTGCCCATGCGGTTGCGTGATGGCCTTCCTGCGCGACGGCGAGCGCGATCCGTGGGGGCAGACGTAATGGCCGGCTGGAATCGCTACATCCCTGGTAGCAGGGCACGGCATCCGGCGCTGACGAATCGCGAGGAGCTACTCCGCGTGCTCGACCGATACGACTGGCAACCGACGCTTGCCGCGAAGTCCATGGGTATCTCCAGGGTCACGGTGGTGCGCCGGCTCAAGGAACTCGCGCCCGATGTGGTCGCAGCGAAACAAGCGCAGGGCCTGCTGCTTGGAAGGGATGGCAAGGCGCTGTGAGCTGGCGTGTGGACATCGATGGCATGCGGTTGCGCTCGCTTAATGAACTCTTACGCATGAACCCCAAGGCTCGCGCACGGCTGGTGGCCAAGGAGCGTGAGCAAGTGTGCGTCATGCTGCTGGGCAAGATCGGGCTGACACCGCCGCGGTTGCCGCTTGTGGTGACGATCGTGCGCATCGGGCCCAAGGCGCTCGATGGCGACAATCTGCAGGGTAGCGCGAAGGGTGTGCGGGACGAAGTCGCGAGGTACTTGGGTGTCGACGATGCGGACACTGAGACGCGCGTGACGTGGCGGTACGCGCAGGAGAAGTCGCGAGGGTACGGGGTGCGGGTGGAGATTGCGGAGGAGGGTCGTTAATGAAACACAGGAATCGTTTCTCTCAACCCAGGCCAGTGTCGTCGCCAACGAACGCCATGAAGGCAATGCTTCTGGATGCGCGAGAGGCCATGCAGAAGTACTACGAAGCCGAGATTGATCGCGGGAATCGTAACGAATGGATCGCGTTTATCATCGCGCAGAACGACGCTTGTACCAGGCTCTGTATGCCCATTGAGAAGGCGCCACCAGAATTGAGGGGGAGTCTCATCAAAACGAAGCACGGAGACGCGCTGGTTGCCTCAATCCCATCGCTAGTCTTCGACAATCCAGCCGTTCTTGAGCATCCATACTTTTCGCCGATCAGGAAGCTCAATCGGAGCGCAATCGGCAACGACCTTCTGGTTTGTGTCTACGCATTCGGCCAGGTGTTCGCTGGAGCGCTCAAACGAGACTTCGGAATCATGTTGCTCCGACTCGGAATGGACCAACGGCAGGCAGATATGATGGAGGAATTCCACCAAAAGATGATCCCCAATCTCCGTCAGATGCTAGTGATTGATTCCAGAGAGCTTGGCATTCCGCCAAATCAGGTCGCCTACTACATCGGCGTGGCTCGGAGTCGCGACGGGAGAATCTCTCTCACTCGGACCGACTTTGAAACCTCGTCAGGAGAGATCCTGACCTTTGCCGATACCTATTCGCTAGACCGACTCAGAAAGGTGTTTTCGGAGGAATTCCCCGTGACGCGCGAAGCTTTGGAGTTACCGGTCGAGAGTGGATACTTTCGAGTATTCGCCCAGTTCCTGGGCATGCTGAACGTCTGCGACTTCCCGATTGTCGAGATTCCGCCGCATCGAGGCGCACGTGCACATTGATTGCGCGACCACAGAAACAAACGGCCCGGATGCAGGAACATCCGAGCCGCTACACGAGGAACAGTGAGTCGAATGGATAGCAGTGAGAGGCCTGAGAAGCAAGTGCGGAGGGCAAGCGAGCCGTGAACCGAAGGAAGCATGTAGATCCGATTCGAGCTCGCGCAATGCCTCTGGAGCGGTTCCCGAGTGACATGCGCGAGAGAATCATGGATCTCGTCGCGCTCCCGTACCCTCCAGCGCGCTGGATCTACGTATGCGACGGACTCGCCGCGTTGCCGTCTCGTGCCTGGTACGAATGGTACTGGCAACGTGGCCTTCGTCCAGAGCGCGAAAGAATCCCGGAGACGCTACGAATCGCTGTCATCGAGCGCGATGGGACCGTGTGTGGCATCTGCAATGGACGTGTCCCGCGCGATGACGTTCACATTGATCACATTACGCCGGTAGTTCGCGGTGGCCCAACGACACTCAAGAATCTTCGAGTCACGCACTCGCGCTGCAACCTCCGCAAGGGAGCGCGCGCTCCAGAGGAGTGTGAGCGCCCGTGAAGTACAAGCATCAAACTTGGCGTAAATTGTACATCAAGGAAGAGGGTGCTTTTGCGAAGCTCCCGTTCACCGCACGTGCCTACGCGAAACAGCTCATGCTTCTCTGTGATGGTGCGGGTCGGATTCATGTGGGCAATGGAGACGACTGCGTCAAGCTACTCGTAGAGACGGCTGGATTCCGTATCGGTGCCACGCGTGGAGACCGTCGGATGATGAGCACGATGTTCCCTATGCTCTTCGAAGAGGGCTACCTGGTTCATCGAAGTCCTTACGTTGTCATTCGAAACTTTGTAGCAGCTCAGCGCAAGTGGTCCGACGACGAAGAACAACCCCCCGGCTCTGACGATTCGTCCACGATCGTTCCACCATCCAGCAATGAAGCTGCAGCGAACCCACCACGAACCGGTAATGAAGCTGCAACGACCGAGCAACGACCGAGCAATGACGGTGCAACGAACGGGGAACGAACGGGGAACGAACCGACCACTGAACAAGAGCTAAGTACGCTAAATCATTCAGATGACGTTGCTAGCGCGCACACGCGCGCGCTCAGTTCTGATCTGAGTAGTTCTGATCTGAGTAGTTTTGAGATGAAGGGGGTGCAGGGGGAACAACAGCAGCCGATCGATAAGCCAGAGACCGATCCGGCAATCACTCCGGCATCTGGCGATGCCTCCGCGCCGCACAAAAAAACAAAGCGCCGAAAGCCCAAAGCCCCTGCCCCGGAAGTCCCGATCCCTGAACCGGGCACGGTTGCCAGGTCAGTCTACGACGCGATCGTTAACGACCCGATCCTGGGACCGATCACGGCAGGCCCTGCTGACTTCGCCGTACGCATCACTCACCCGGACGCATACCCAGGCGTCAACGTGCTGGCGGAAGTCCTACGCGCCGCAGAGCACTACGCTCGCGGCAAGCGGGTCTACACCGATGGCCGCAGAACGCTTGCCAACTGGCTTCGCGGCGAGGCCGAAAAAGAAGCCAGTCGGCCCAAGCCAACTCCGAACCAACTAGCGCTTGGAGCCAAGAAAACCAAAGGCCCGCTTGATCCAGCACCCGCGAGCAAGTTCACGCGACCCGGCGAATCGTACGACCCGTTCAGTTTGTACAACGCCGATGGCAGCCCGAAGGGAGCGACGCAGTGAGCGACCCCAAGCCCCTCTCGGAACTAATCGCCCTGATGGAACGTGTGTTTCAGAAGGCCGCGGAGTTGGACCAGACGCCAGAGGGTCAGGCCCATCGCGCTACGTACTTCGCCGGCGAAACACGACGACGTCAGCAGCAGTTGATTACAGCAGCGGAAGAGCGGGGCATTCCCTGCGAGGCTAGCATTCGGAACGTACTGCTTCAGGAACAACCCTTCCCGACGCAAGCCATGACTGCAGTTCAGCGAGCACTGCAGTGGCGTCTTGACCAACCAACAGCCGCCGGATCCCGTCAGCCAGTCTGTATTGTGCTGGGTGGACCTCCGGGGAACGGGAAAACCACGGCGCTGTCATGGGCCGTGGCACGTCACGACAGACCCGCGACCTATGTCACCTCTGCGGTGATTGCATCCACCCTGCGCAACGGATGGAGTGAGAACGAAGAGCGCTGGCGACGTTGGGGATCAGTAGATCTTCTCGCCGTCGACGAGTTGGGTCTGGAGGACGGCAGCGAAGGGGCGGCACGAGTAGGCGCGCTCATCGCCCAGCGCAATGACCATGGCCGCGCGACGTTCTGCGCTGGCAATCTCGACGCGCCGACCTTCATCGCACGCTACGGAAACACCCGGCTCAACTCACGACTGCGCTACGGACAGTCCCGCAACGGAGACGCGAACGGTCTTCCGTGGTGGACCGATCTTAGCGACTGCGATCTACGCAACCCTGCCAACCGATCCGCTTTCATGGAGCAACCGTGACCCGCGCCGAACCCAGCACCGTCCAAGTTCGCCTGAACATCCCGCTCGACCAGTTGTGTCGTGACCTGATGGCACAGCGCGACGAGTGCCAGATCACCAACAGCTTGCTGTGGGAGGCCGTCGTGGCCGCGCGCGAGTACGTTGATGGCTTGAGCGGTTGTCGAGATAACGTTAACGCGCGCTTCGATGCGCTCTGTGCGGCCCTCAAGCGACTGGAGGCGCTGTGACCCCCGCCGAGTTCTGCGCCATCCGCGAGACCCGTTACGTCAAACCCGTGGCCATGGCCGTTGACCTGGGCATCTCAGAGACCACGGTGCTGAACTACGAGCGTGGGAAATTCCCCGTGCCCGAGCGCATCGAAGAGCGGCTGCGGTACGGCGTGGGTGGCCCTTGCCCTCGGTGCAGACGAACGATCACCACCGCGTGGCACGACGGGTTGTGCGGGGGATGCAGCGCCCTCGTGTTGCCGGAGGCATGCGACCATGCTCGCTGACCTCATGCCGTTTATCCCCCGTGACCCAGCGTTCGATGGCCTGAGACGTGTCTGGGACAAGTACCGGCGCTACGGCAAAACGGCACCGCCAGGGCCTTCCTTGGGCCAAGGACAGGGGTCTGTGGCTACCGAGGCAGATGAAGGCCGTAGCGGGGCGGCTGGGCCTGTTTCCTTGCCGGTTGACGAAACGCGAAAGCGGGGGCAGTCGTGATCGTCACCGCCCCCACCCTGCCTGTGACCCCACAGGTCACCGCGTTCGTGTACGAGCTATTTGCTTACCATTTGTCGGAAGCCCGGGCCGAAACGTCAGCGACTCGGTCACTGCCCTCCACGGCCTTGCCAGCAATCTTCGCGGCGGAACTCGGTTGCGTTGGCAGCGGCAACGATGGCACCAAGCCCGTCATCGGCATCGTGAACGACCCGGAGCTACGCCAGCGCATCGAGCGCGATCCCTTGGGCCATCGGCGCTACCAGAGCCTCACGGGGCGTGATCGACTCACCGCGGATGCTGTACACTTCGACGGCAAGGGCGTGGTCATCGCCGACGTCACGTTCGACAAGCGCGTGATCTCGTGCACCTTGGCACAGCGTGTTGCGTTCCAGGTGGCCGAGACGATGGATGCCAAGCGTTACTGCCGATGGTTGGGCAAGATCGCCGCGAAGGACTCAGCGCCCGCGTTGATCGACTCCGAGGCCTTCGGGAGCGAGTGCCTTACGAGTGCGGCCAAGGCGTGGTTTGCGATTAGCGCTTGAGGGGACGAACAGGCGCCTTAGAACCAGGGACCATCGGCCGCAATGGCATTGGCACCGAGCCCGGCGAGGGGCGCATGTACAGGTCTTGCAGCGAAACGCATTGATCGTCTTCGCTCACTGTGAAATACACGGTCACAGCTGGAAAGGCGCCAAGTGGCTGCGTGGGAAGAGCGCGCAAGATGCCCGCCTGCGTCGGGCGGATCGCCGGATAGCGTGATAGGTCACGATCGTGGGCCAATGCCCACTTCACAGCCTCAAGCCTGGCATCGGAACGTTCTGTTGAGCCAAAGAAACGTTCGGCTACCGCGGCGAACCATGGCTCTTCGCGCAGAGTGCGCATGAGCTAGCGCGCTGCGTCCAATCGAGCGGCGACCTGCTGGCCAAACTCCATCTCTTCCGGCGATAGCGGGAGCGGTTCATCCGGAATGCACACCGTGAAGTACGGAATCTCCTCGCCCATGGCTGCTAACCGCCACCCAGCAAACTGATGCGACAGCTCGCTTACTGCGCTGCCGTCGTGATCGCGAAGCATCTCGATGACCTCATCCACGACCGCAATGTCGCTCGCGATGAAGCAATCGAGATCCGGATCGCGCAGCGGCACCAGACGATATCCTTGGTGCAACCCGCGGGTGAAGGGCTGCTCGACTGCGGCACCAGACGCTTTGAGTTCTTCGCGGACCGCCTGCGACTCGCTCGGTACAGGACCTTGCGCCATCTTCTGGTACGTTGCGCCGGTGATGGGTCGCCCCCGTCGACCGTAGGCAATGAAGTCCGCGTAGAACAGGATCTTGTTGAGCTTGGTACGACCGAAGGCAGCATCCTGCGAGGAACGCTGCGCGACGTACAGCATCAACTCCGCGAACTTCTGCGCGTCGTAGACGATCGGTTCCATGGCTGCATCCCAGGGAGAAGTAAACAGAATACGCTATACCTGTTCACTTGTCCAGCTCGGCCCGCAGGATCGCATGGCCTGACGCACCCACACAACCGCCGAGGTGCGCGAGGCATACGCGCTTCTTTCTTGCATTCCGCGTTTTCTCATGATCGATTTTGTGGCGGCTCATTGCGCCCGCAGGTCGAGCAGAGCCCGCTCAATGCGGGCGCTCTGGCGACGGCGCTGAAAAAACCCGCGTCTACGGTGTACCGCTGGCTCAACGCTTGGTACACGCTGGGCATACCGGGCATTCAGCGCGTTCCCAGTGATGGACGCACGGGATGGCGTTACGCCATCGAACCCGGCTTTGTGGACGAATGGCGCGCGTGCAGGATCCCTGCCCCACGGCTGGCATAACCTCCCGCCCGCTAGCTCTGGAAGCGGTGCGATCCCCCCGACGCCGACGCGAGGCAGCTGGCGAGGCGGGACCTCTCACGATGCAGCACGACACACTCCCGCCGCCCTCACCCGAAACGTGGCAGTCGACTGAGCCGGTGGACCGGTGGACCCGCAACACACGGGGGTTCGAGCAGCCGAGCGAGGAGCGGGTGCCTGACTTCGACGAGGTGATGGAGCAGGCGATGAGGGACGCGGGGTGACGAAGTGGTGCCCGAGCGGTTCAAGGGGTCGCGCTGTAAACGCGATGGCTACGCCGACGTGAGTTCGAATCTCACCCACTTCACTGCTAGTCTTTGCCGAACATGTTCGTCGTATCGCCCGACCACTACGAGCGCCTGTCCGCGTCGTTCGAGCGGGTCTTCGGTCGTCCACTGCCTGTTGTGTCCAGCGTGCCACCGCCGTCGCACTCGTTCTCCACGGAGGAGATCACGAGGATGCTGGCGGATCCTGATCTGTTCGCTGGGATTGAGTGTGACAGTGGTGCTGTCTGGGACGAACTCCCCGCTTGCCAGCAGGCCCCTCGCCTAGCATGAAAAGTTGTAGGTTCACAAGGTGACGTGTGGGTGACCGAGGGCCCAAGATCGATCCGGACTTCGTTGCGCAGGTTCTGGTGGACGCCGCAATGCTGGGCGACGATGCCGCGGCCAAGCGGCATAACGTGTCCATCAAAACCGTGTCTCGTTACCGCGGGTTGGCTGACTCTGACGAAAACTTGTCCAAACTTGTCTCCCTAAAAAAGAAGGCCGCCGAGAGCCAGTGGGCTGACGGATTGGCTGGTGCCATCAAGGGACAGATCGAGTTCTTACAGCGCGCGTCCCAAGCTGCCGAGGCGTCGGACCCGGATGCCATCCACGCCGTCGCCGGGTCGCTCAAGATCCTGGCGGATATCGCGCTGACCTCACGGATGATTGATGCTCGACTTGCTAACCGGGCTGGACCGCAGGGAGCGGCAGATCGACAGGTTTCTGGACCCGCAGCCGAAGCAACGCCCGGCACCGTCCACTGACTCCGCGACATCCAAAGCCCTTGCGGCGGCCATATCGCTCGCGGCCAGTGACCCAGCTGAGTCGTTTCGCTTGTTCTGCGCGGAATGCATTCGCATCTCGACGAAAACGCCGGGCGAGGTCAAGTCACTCCAGTTCAACGCGATCCAGGCGAAGTTCTGCGAGCGCCGGACGGGCCGCGACGTTGTCCTAAAAGCTCGCCAGGTGGGATTCACGACCCTGGAGTTGGCCCGTGACCTTTGGTTTGCTCTCGCGAAGCCACACACCGCTGTTTCCGTAGTCACTCAACCGCACAAGACAAGCGAGCCGACACGAAAGGTGGTTCGACAGCTTGCGTTCATGCTCGGCTGGATCGGCGAAAGCGTTGGCGCTCACTGGTCTGGCGGAACATGCACGTTTGCTAACGGGTCAAGCATCACCGTCTTTGATGCCGGCGGCTCCGAGGAAGCTGCAGACAAGCAGGGCCGCGGTGGCACCTACCACCGGGTTCACGTCACCGAAGTCGCGTTCTTTCCGTATGCGGCCAAGGTGATGAACGCCTTGTTCAAGGCGATTCCGTCGGTCAAGCAAGGCGGCGAGTACGTCGAGGAGAGCACGCCGAATGGAGCAGGCGGACTTTTCTACGAGCACTACCAAGGCGCGATCGCCGGCACCAATGGGCTGTCAGGTCACTTCTTTCCGTGGTTTCTGCAGCCAGAATACCGACTCGGTGAGGATGAAGGTCCGGCAGCGCCTGCGGATCCAGAAGAGGTCAAGGTTGCTGAAGCGGCCAAGGCGGCGGGAGAAACGCTGTCCGAGGCGCAGCTTGGCTGGTGGCGTCAGCAACGAGCGCGCGATGGGCTCGACCGAACGCTTCAGGAGTATCCACACGACGCTGATCGATGCTTTCTACTCTCGGGTACGTGCTACTTCGATCGCGATGCGTTGGTACGACTCGAGGCCAAACGTGCCGCGCCCCTTTCGGTCGAAAGCATCCTTCGGGATCCACCAGACAGTACCGCTAGGCCGTTTCAGGGGCTTCTGTCAGCGTTTTGGCACCAGGTTAACCGCGCCCATGGATCGCTGCTGCGGGTCTGGGTGCCGCCCTCTGTCGGATGCGGCTATCTGATCGTGGTCGACTCCGCGGGCGGCAAGTCCGACGGAGACTGGCTTGTCGCACCGGTTTTTGAGCGCAAGAGTCGTCGACACGTCGCAACGCTGCGCGCGCAGATCCAGACCAGCGAGTTCGCTCGTTGGGCTGCCAAGCTCGGGTACGCCTACGGAAAAGCCGTCATCGTGGTCGAGCGAAACAATCACGGCGGCACCGTGCTTCATGTGCTCGACGAAGAGCTGCACTACCCGGCGATCTGGAGAGAGGATCCGAGCAGGCCGGATCTTGGATTCTGGACGGGCCCCAGTAACCGCCAAGCCATCATTGATGATCTGGTGGACGCGGTTACGCAGAACGAATTCGAGACCGCGGATCCGCTGTTTTGTGCCGAGGCCCGAACGTTTATCAAAACGGACAGCGGCAAGGTCGAAGCACAGCCCGGCGCGCACGACGACGTGATCATGGCTTCGGCCATTGGCTGGCGAGTGCTGACCGGCCCTCGGCATCTACCCGGGCAGCCCCGCGTGATCGACGGTCGCCCCATCGCCCCGTTTGGCTGATTCGTGAAGTACAAGAGCCTTACAGCCAAGTCCCCCGAGTACTCGGCGAGCTACTGGGAGGAGTGCCGGGCGTTCTACCGTGGGGGTCGTGATCTACTTGAGAACAAGTCACTTCTCACGCGGGTGTTCCCGCAGCATGCGAACGAAGCCCCCGATATCTATCAGGACCGATGCAGGCGCGCGACATACCTAGCGTATGCCGGCGAGCTGCTTGATTACATCGTTGCGTCTCTTGCGATGGAGCCGCTGACGCTCACCGCAGAGCCCAAGCCGCCCGCGTTCTACCAGGACTTCGTAAACTCGACAGACGGCAAGTCTCTTACGCTCAACGATCTGATTCAGCAGCAGGTGCTCACCGCGCTGATCTGCAAGACAGCGTGGACGCTGGTGGACTTGCCGCCGTTGGATTCCGGTGCTGTCATCGAGTCCGAGGCGGATGAAGAGGAATATGGGTTACTGCGGGCGATGGCGTTCCCCGTCGAGCCCGAGTGCGTTTACGACTGGGACTGTACCCCCTCTGGTGATCTAGAGTGGGCGCTGATCTGCATGCGTTCGAGCCCTCGCAAGAGGCTTGAAGACGACCGTAACGAGATCGTCGAGCGATATACCTACTACACACGCGACGGCTGGGAGCGCTACGACGTCACGTACAAGCGGGATAAGCCGCCCGTGCCGAACGACGATATTCCCCTCACGCTATCCGGATCGCATTCGTTCGGGCAAGTCCCGCTGGTACGACTCGAAGTGCCGGCCGGCATGTGGGCGATGGACAAGATCCACTGCCTGTGTCGTGACATTTTCAACAAGCGATCGGGCATCTCGTTTTCGCAGTTGCGGCATCTATTCCCGATTCTCACGGCGTACCTTGGTCCAGAGATCGGGCCTGGCAATGAGATCCCCGCGCCCATCGCCCAGGATCCGGACCGCGCCACCAACCAGGTTTATGGGATCGGTCGGATCGTTAAGTTTGGCGACAAGGATCGCCTCGAATACACCTCGCCCGACTGCGCGATTTACACGACGTCACTGGAAGATCTCAACGGCTTGCGCGACGAGCTGCATCGAGTCCTGCATCAGATGGCGCTGGCGGCAAACAACTCCGCTGCAGCGCTGAAACGATCGGGCGACAGCAAGGCACAGGACAAAGCCGCTGCCAGCGTCGTGCTAAAAAAGCTCGGGGAGTACGGCAGAAAGCACGCGATCGACATTCACAACCTTGCTAGAGCCGGACGCATGGATCAGCCCATGACCTGGTCTGCGCACGGCATGCAAGACTTCGACGAGCAAGCGCTTGGCGACATGATCAACGAGGCTGCGGTTGTTCAGACGCTCACGATCCCAAGCCCGACGTTCCACCAGATCTACCGCTACTCGATCGCGAGCAAGGCGGTGTCTGGTATGGCCACGCCTGAGCAACTCGAACAAATTCGTGATGAAATCGAAGCCGCCACGACGGCCGAAGAATTTGACCCCCAACGCAAGATGGACTTGGAGACCGCAGCGGTGATGGGCCCGCCAGAGCCTGATGGCGACGAGATCCCGGACGACACGGGTCGCGACAAGTACAACGAAGCATGACGGGGCTGTTCCAGTCGTTACACCGTCGCGGTGTTGAGCAAGACGCGCTCTTCGTGGCCCAACAGGTCGCCGCGTTGCCTGGCCCGGTCCTGGCTCAGGTTGCACCGCTCATAGCGCAAGCAGAGCGCGAGACTGCAGAAGCGCTGCGTCACTGGATCGCTACGGCGCCCGATGCAAGTGACCGGTACACGGCCTACGAGCGCAGAAGGCTGCTAGTCCAACTGCGGGCAGCGTTCGACGCCATCAAGCGAGTCTCCCCTGCCCTCGCCTCTGCGCTGGGAGAAGGCTCCAAACGAGCCGGCGTCCTATCGCACCAGCACCTACTCTCACAGATTACTCGCAACTCAGCACGGTACGGGACATCTCTGGAAGCGCCCATCCGGCTCGACCTCGCGCGCATCTTGGCAACTGGCCAAGGGCTCATCCCAAGGTTTCGTGCCAGTGCGGCTCGTTACAGCGTGAACGTGAGAGAGCAGATCAAACGAGAGTTGGCCGTCGGCGTACTTCGCGGCCAGACGTACCAGGGACTCGTAGAGCGACTTGCCACACGTTCCATGCCCCATGCCATGCCGACTGTAGAGAACGCCGCCGGCGCGCTGATGAAGCCCGCCAAGTGGCAACTGGAGCGCTTGGTACGCACAGAGATGGCACACGCCAGCGAAGTGCAGGCCATGGAAGCGTTTCGGCAGGCAAGGCAGCAGATGCCGGACTTGCGTAGGCGTTGGGTCGCTGCGCTCGACCTCAGAATTTGCAAGCAATGCGCTGACATGGATGGTGCTGTATCGGACCGCCGCGGATCATTCAGTGGCGACGTGCAGCCGCCGCTTCACCCGAATTGCAGATGCGTCGCAGTGCCCTGGCGTGAAGCCTGGGATGAAATGGACATGGCCGCGTGAGAATCCAGACCTACAGGCAAACCGATACGGACAAGTCGTTTGCGGCCACGACCGCGACCGATGTCTTGCCTGCGGTAGGCGTCGATCTCTCGCAGGTCGATCGATTCTCGTTGATCCTGAAAAACACCGGAGCCAACTCCGTTGCGATCACGATCACGTACACCCTTGGCGCGCTCACCGTGACGGACACCACGACGATTGGCACGATCAACGCGGGCGCCACCAAGAGCCTCAACCTTGCGCCCGGATCGACGGATCCTGCTTACCAAAACGTCAAGATCAGCGGTACCAGCGCAAGCGGAACCACGGTGTCCATTGAAGCGATCGCTGTGAGAAACACGCTGTAACGCAAACACCTCTCCGAGGTGCACGTCCCTGCGAGCCACACGGCGAGGACGCAGGGCGAATCCCACGCCGCACGTCACCCGACGTTAAAGGGAGATCCATGGCCACCGAGAACGAGAATCCCGCAGGCGACAAGCCCGAGGGAGAGAGCGCAACGACGCCCGAGAAGCCGTCTTTTATGACGGCAGCCGATTTCAACAAAGCTTCGACGGCACGCGAGAAGAAGCTTCTCGATCGCATCGACAAGCTTCTGGAAGAGAGGCTTTCTGCGAAACAGAAGGCTGCCGAGGAAGTCGACGAGAACGATGCTGACGACGAGCCTGAAGACAAAGGCGACGACAAGGTTGCCGCGAAGAGCCCATCCGACGCGACGGCCAAACAGATTGCCAGTCTTCAGCGGCAACTAACTCGAGAGCGCAACGAGCGAGAGAAGCGAGAAGCCGCGGACCGGGAGAAGGACGCCAAGATCGCTCGGGACGAGGAGCGCGCCAAGCTCTCCGAGGCCCTCACGACAGCTGGCGTTGACCCCAAGCGAATTCGTGGCGCGATTGCGCTACTGCACACCGAGGACAAGCGGGTACGTCGCAGCGCAGAGGGCAAGATCGTGTTCGTCGACGAGAACGACGACGAGTTCGATCTTGCTGCAGGCATCAAGCAATGGATCGCGAGTGACGAGGGCAAGGGCTACATGCCTGCCCGTGGTGCGCAAGGATCTGGCGCCGAGCCCGGTCGCAACCACAACCGAATCGGAACGAAGAATCAGAAGATCACCAAGCACGAAGCTGGGGTCGCTCTGATGAGTCTATTGAAATAAGCCGGGCAGCATGCCGCGGCGATTGATGACATCGAGGAGAAAGACATGGCCGCCGTAGCATTTTTGGACATTCAAACCGCGCTCAACACGATCTTCGAGGACGATCTCGCTTCGCAGATCAACCGCGCTACGGTGGGGGCGAAGATCCTGCCGAAGAAAACCGTTCAAGGGAAGAGTATCAACTGGGATGCTCGTCTCGGCACCGCTGTCGGCACGGCTGAGTCTGACGGCGCGGTGATCTCGACGTACAATTCGGACACCAAGGCTCCCGCCACGCTGTATGTGGCGACGTACCAGGACTCTTTCAAGCTCGATGGCCGTGCCGTGGCGTCGGCTGCGAACTCCGGAGGCCCCGCCGCCCTGGTCGACCTTTTTGGCGAGCATGTGATGGAGTCTTCGGAGCGCGTCGCGAGCAAGGTCAACATTGATCTATACAGCGGGACCGGCGCGACGACCGAGCCCATCACGATAGCAGGTTTAAGTACCGTGGCCCTGCTCGCAGACACAGGCACCTACGCCAACATCTCGCGCAACACCTACTCGCAGTGGAAGAGCAACGTGCTGGGCAATAGCTCGGTGCCACGCCCGCTCACCATTCAGCTCATGCGTGACATGATGCGCACGATCTATATTGCCTCGGGGCACAAGCCGGACCTGATCCTAGCCGATCCGTTCCAGCACGAGCAATACGGCCTGACCTTCGGTCCGTTCCGTCGGTACATCAAAGACTCGATGTACGTCGCCGGCGACAAGATCGAGCTGGACGGCGGCTACTCGGTGCTGGAATTCGATGGCATCCCCGTGATCGAGGACAAGGACGCGGTTGCCGGAGAGATGTTGTTTCTGAACACCAAGAGCGTATCGATTCGCCCGCTGCCTCACGCTGCGATGCAGCTGGCTGCATCCAGCGGCCAGCTCGAGATCACCGGCTCTGAAGAAGCGAACGAAGGCCCCGGCAACACCGGACTGCGTGCGCGGATTCAGCAGTTGGCTAACGATGGGGATTATATGGTATTTCAAGTTGTCGTGTACCTGCAGACGCAGGTTCGGCACCCGAACCGATGCGGGAAACTAACAGATCTCGCGACGTCGTAATCGGCCGGCCCGACACTTCGAAGAGAGGCTCCATGGACTTTCAGCGTCTTGTTTCGACGACCAAAGTCGTCAACGCATCCACTCATTCCATTCGTGGACTCATCATCGGAAGCCCGAACGGACGGCATCAGATCAACGTCGAGCCGCTCGGCGTGCTTGAAGTGCCTGTCGAATGGACACAGAAAGGGCTGGACCATCGTGGCCAACCGAAGGTGAAGTCCACCCTCGATCAGTACGCGCCCTTCCTCGTGTCCGAGAAAGACCCTCGCGTCAAAGAGGCTCGGGACGTACTCGAGAAGGGGCAGTACACACCCGCGGGAGCTCGGGAGCCGATCAAGACCGCTGTCTACCCGCTTCCTCCTGCCCCACCCCAAGCGCCGGTCTATCTACAGCCCACGAATCAGTAAGCCATGGCCTTTAGCGACCCAGACCAGGCGCGAATCTTCTCGCGAATGGGGAGAGCGCGTCGCTACCTCCAGATAGATTCTGCATTGGTCCACGCTATCAACGCGGTCGGTGATGACGCAGAAGTCTCGGCACTCATCGTGTCCTATTTGGACCGCTGCGACGAGATCGATGAGAAGCTCGTTGATGCCGAAGACCGACAGGCCCTGATGAGTGCAGACCAAGGCGACGTTGTGTTCGCACAGTACCGAGAGCTGGCCGCGCTGCGTTCCCAAGGGCGCATGTACATAGGACGCATCGGTCGACTGCTTGGCGTCGAGCCGCTAGGCGACGGCTTCTCTGCGTCCATTGGCATCATCAACAACATGATCAAGTACGGCTAACGCGGCCCAGTGCCGTTGGAGATGAATTATGGCTGGCGTTCAAGCACGAAGAGTCCACTCTGGCGACGTAACCGGCATGCAAGCCGCGATGGTCGCGAGCATCAACGAACTCATCAAGACGCAGGTCGCCTCTTTGTTCCACTATGCGATGAGTGAGGACATCCTCACGTTCGCGGATCTATCGGGCACCGGTGCGGCGAATACGGCTCTGGCAGTCGCCGCGGCAAATGAGCTCATGGTGAAGTACTTGGCGCACATCGCTGACACCGTTGCTCATAAGGTTGCCGGAACGCCGCCGTCGTTGACCTTGGCGACGGACCTAACTTCAGCCTGCACGCTCGTTGAAGCCATTCGAACCGATTACACCTCTCATATCGGCTCAACCACGTACCATTCGGCAGCCGACTCCACGAACACGATCGCGGCAGCCGCAGCTACGACCTTGTCGACGCTCCAGGGCGCACTGAACGAGCTCAAAAACACGACCGGTTTCAACCAGCACGTAGCCTCAGCTCCTGCTGCCGGCGCTTTGCATATCGTCCCGCTGTGATCCACCTACGATGACCCAAACGCTTCGCGACAAGGTCTTGCCGCCGATCAACCAGGCGCGCGGGATCATGGGGCGTCTGGGCTTCCGCCCGTATACCTTCGCCGTCATTCGCCGCGTCTGGTCCGGCCGCTCGGTTGGCACTGGATCCGCCCAGGACACACGCCTCGCGATTGCGCCGGACTACAAGATCCGGCTGGTGTCATTGCAAGAGGTTACCTCGGACGCAGGTACGCTCCGTGATGGTGACTGGCGCATTGGGCCCTTGACCCCAGCCGTCGCCGTCATCAAGGGCCACGTCAAGCAGATCGGCACCGGGACGGGCACCGTAGCGGTCAGCCAGAGCGTGCTGCCCACTGGCGTGACGCAAGGCAAGTGGCGGCTCGTGGTGGAGATCACGACGTCGGGCCCCGTGGGCACCGGAGCCTTCCGCTACAGCGCCGATGGCGGCACGACGTTCTCGACGCCAGCGGCCATTGCAGCGACCTTCCAGATTGCCAGCATCGGTGTCCTGCTGACCTTCAGTGGCACGTTTGTGCTTGGTGACACCTACTCGGTCAAGGGTGTCAGCGTGGGCTACACGCCTCAGCAACTGCGCCCCTCGACGGTCTTAGATAACATCCAGACCTTCTACGAACTCGTCGGACCCGAAGGCACCCTGCTCTGCACGCTGGTACGGTACGACACGGATAGGGCATTGCGGAACACGCTGTACGTACGGCGCACCAGACTCACACCGTGACCGTCCACAACGTAACCGCCGCCGAGTTGCCAGCGCTCTTCAGGCGGCTGGAGATGGAGCGGCTCGAGCGGGTGCAGAATTCGTTCTTCGAAGCAGCACAAGCCGGCGTGGCGGTGATCGCTCGCGCTGCGCCAACGGATATGGGTGAGCTGCGCCGCAGCGTCCACGCCACTCGTGTCAGTCAGGGCGAGAGCCGTGTCGTTATCGATGCCCCTCATGCTGGAATCGTCGAGGCAGGCAGCAGGCCGCACACGCCGCCATTGGCACCGCTCATCGCTTGGGTACGACGGCATCGCATGGTCTTCGCGAAGTCCATCAAGAACCGGGTGATGCTGCGTAAGCAGATCAACAAAAACCTCGCTCTATCTGGCAGACACCTCAAAGCCGCCGCGCAGGCTCGTTGGGGCCGAAAGAAACCGGCGTTTGGCCTGGGCAGGCACGAGATCTTCGACGCTCACATTGGCAGAGCGCAGCAGTTGCGGGCTTATACAAAGTCCCTGCGTCGTCAGTACCGCTGGCGTTACTAATGTCCAAGCTGGCAGACCAGGAGATCGAGCGTATCGCGCGCATGATCCAGGCCAAGATCGCCAAGTACGGCACACGCCCTCGTTGGTTCGTGCGCAGCTCGTTGCCTCGGTTACGCAAGATCCTAGGCGCCCAAGTCAAGAGGGCGATTCGGGACCCTTAGCACGTGCCAACAGATTACGTCGAAGCCGCCCGCTCCGAGCTGGCCACATGGCTCACGGGGCAGCTCCATGACGCCGGCTTCGTGGGCATAAACGTTCTGGACCAGTGGCCTGCGCCGAGTCGAAAGCTGGAGTTGCCAGTCATCGCAGTGCTCGCCGTCGGCGAGATGGACCGTGACCCCCACAGCCCGATGCTTCACAGCGTCACGGAGCTAACGGGCGTCCAGGGCCTGGTGACCTACAGCTACGGGCGCATCACGCTAGGCTTTCAGTTGGACGTCTGGGGCAGCACGCCGCGAGAGCGATCTGCGCTCACGAAAGCCGTCAGCGACGCCACGAACGTCAACCCGATCTACTCGCTCAACTTGACCAACGCACTTCCAGACTACCGACGTGCGCCAGGCTTGGTACTGCGGCTGAACGACTTCTACGGCGTGCTCTGCTCGTACCGCTTCGAGCAAGAGGCCGTGCCCGAGGAAGACAGCGACTCCGCGCAAACGATGGAGTTCAGAGCGATGTTTTCCGGGGAATCGCTGCTGCATGCAGCCAACGTTGAGCAAGTGGCGCTATTGAAGCGCATTCACCTAAGCCGGTTCGTCAACGGCGGCACGACGCCCGACGAAACCGTGATCACCGGCTAATCGCCTTCGTACTCGCAACCGATTGTTGTCGTTTCGGCTCAGGCCGCAGCGAAAGGCACCGTAATGTCTCTACCGCTTTTCATCGATAGCGTCTCATCGACCTCGCCCGGCAGCCCCGGTGTCTTCGGAGTCGAGATTCCGGTCCCCAGCAAGATCGACGAGGTTAGCAGCGGATACATTGGCTACGTTGCAGCCTTCGCGTGGGGGCCTGTTCAGCAAGTCGTAACGCCAACGTCTTCGCAGAACTTCTTCGATATTTTCGAGCCTGCAGGGTCGCCGCGTAGCAGCACGGGCTATCTCGGGATCAAGGGACGCCGCGGCTTCACCTGCAAGATCATCCGCGCTCTAGCGAGTGATGCTGTTGCAGCGACCGGTACCATGACGGGGACTGGCGGCAATACCGTTGCGACTGCGAAGTACAAGGGCACGCTTGGCAACAGCATCACGATTACGCAAGCGGCTGCGACCTCGGGGTCATCGACCAAGCGCAAGTACACCATCACGCTGACCAACTCGGTGACCGGAACGACGACCGAGGTTTACGATGAGGTCGTCCTACCTACCGGCACCACGGTCACGGTGGACGTCACCGGCAGTAAGCTACTCGCCTCGCTGACCCTCGCGAGCTCGATGACCGCGTTCCCGACGAACGCGACCGTGAGCTTCACGAGCGGCAGCAACGGCAGCGCGCTGGCGGCCTCGGACTACACCGGGACAGCGGGCGCGAATGACAAAGGCGTGGCCCTGTTCGAGGCCGACACCGACATCCGCGCCATCTGCCACGACGACTGCGGCAACTCGCTCCGAGCGGCCGTCAACCTCGCGTTTGCAACGCAGTGTACGACCGATCGTGACCGACGCGCGTTCCTCGATGGCAACCCGGACGCTGCCGACTTCTCGACCGTCCAGGGATACGTGGTGAGCGGACTCACGACCGACCGAGTCACGTTCTTCGGGGCGTGGGTGACCATCCTCGACGATGCGGGTACCACGCAGACGGTGCCGTTCAGCACGTTCGTCGCAAGCGCGTTTTTGAACCTCGAACCGCAGCAGTCCTACTCGTGGCACGATGATCGTGCGCTCAAGTACTACGACGCCATCACGGGCGTGGTGGCCAACTTCGCCTGGCAAGCGAGCGCTGTGACGGACCTGGCCACCAGGAAAGGCACCACGTCCATCTGCCTGCCCGCCAAGACCGCGAAGGGTAAGTTCGTGGCGCTGCATGACCGGTCGACGGATAAGTCGTTCTCGGTCACGCGCAAGATCAAGGACTTCTTCGGGCTGTCGATCCAGCCGGCCATGGACCCGTTCGTCAACGGGCCGAACCTCGCGAGCGAGAACCTGTCCCTGAAGGCGATGGCCGACAACTTCTTCCAGGACCAGGAGCGCAAGGGGCGCATTCAGTCGCCCGTCAATGGTGTGCGCCAGTGGAACACGAGCGTGGCCGCGAACGATACGAACGCGCTCGGTGCGGGTGACTTCTTCCTCGACGTCACGGCGATTACGCCTGCGCCTCGTGAGCGAATCTTCCTCCGGTACTCCGTTGGCTCAAGCGGCATCACGCTGATCCAGAGCTAGCCAGCCCCTCGCGTCTTTCAACTCACTCACAACTTGGTGAACTTCGATGGCTGACCCAGAGTTGCCGCTAAACGGTGAGAACACGCCAATTCGCGTGTACGTTAACAACCAACCGTTTGGGATATCCGACACGGTCGACAGTTGGAATATCAACGAGGACGCCGTGATCCACACTGACCAATATATCGGTCGGGATCGCGCGCGTTTCGACAAGCAAGTGAACGGCTATGACATGGCGCTGAGCGCAGATATGACCAACACAACGCTGTTGGCGGCCCTGCTGGCTCAAGATGCTGCTCGGGAAGCGAATCAGCCGATCCCCGAGATCGCCATCGAAGTGCAAGCGAAGCAGCGCAACGGGCCGATCAAGGCGTTTGTGCTCAGCAAGGTCGTGGCCAAATGGAACATCAAGTCCGGAAGCCGTGTTGAGCGGGTGAAAAAGGGGCTCGACCTCAAAGGCGAGCGAATCATCCCGGTGGCGCTGTAAATGCCTCAGTTTTACGAGAAGATCCTGCCGTCTGGCATGGCGATCCGCGTACGCCCCTTGCGCACACGTGACAAGCTCGACATCGACCGAGACATCGCGGCGAAGGACGGCGATCAGATCGCTACCATGGTTGCCACGATGGCCCGATGCCTTGTGGCTCACGCCCCACCACAGTCGTGGCAATTCAAGAACGACGACGAGGGCAAGCCAACCGAGGCGCCAGACACCGACGCCATGCTACGGGACATTCCGCCTAACGCATGGGTTCAGGATAGCCCACTGAGCCTGATTGCTGAGGGCACGTCTGTGGTGGACGTTCTTGCGCACCTGCCTGACTTCGATTGCGCATACGACACGATCAACCAAGCAAGCGGTTTTGGTGACGTCAAAGCCCCTTTAGTCAAAGCGGCGCCGGCAAGAAAAGTGACGATCGCGTAGAGGACCTGCCGCAGATGCCGGAAGGGCTCTGGACGCTCGCGTGCGCCGCTCGGTACGGCAGGCAAGCGGTATGGGGCGAGTCGGGGCTACTGGAAGCGCCGTGGGCAGAGGTTCGCGACTTCGTTGACGCCGTGATGGCGATTGCGTCGATGGAGACCAGGATACCCGGACAAGAAGACGACTAAGCCGTGGCAGACACACAGTACAACGTCCTCGTAAATTACGTTACGAAGACGGGGCAGGCTAAGTCGGAGGTCGACTCCATCTCGAAGTCGTTCACTGGCCTGTCCGACATGGCCGGTGGCATTGCCAGACGCATCGATGGCGCTTTCATGTCGATTGCGCGTATGGGCGTCGCTGCGGTCACGGCAGCGGGGGCAGCAGGCATCGGCGCGCTGGTCTACGGCGTCACTAGGCTCAATGCGGAGGCCGAATCGGCCACCATCTCGATCGCTGGGATGATTCAGGCGGGCCACGGGGCAGAGACCTTCTCTCAGGCGATGAGCATGAGCCAATCGGTCATTGCAGCCATGCGTCGCGATGCAGCCGCGCTGCCAGGCGAATTCGAAGATCTCCAGCGCGTGTTCCAGGGCTCGCTGTCAGGTGGCTTGAACGCAGGCAAGAGCGTCGAGCAGATTGAGCAGTTCTCTGGCCGCATGATGGCCGTGAGTCAGATGCTCAACGTCGACAGCCAGACGGCCGGCAGAGAGCTGGCCATGATGCTCGACGGCAGAGCGGGAGCACACGTTGTCCTGTTCTCTCGCCTTCGGGCACAGATCGGGATGACGGCCCGCGAGTTCAATGAAGCCACGCCGCAAGAGCGCTTCCGGAGGTTAAGCCAAGCACTCAACGGGTTCGATCCAGCAATACGAGCGTTTGGCAATTCGTGGTCGGCTATCTCGTCGACGACGATGGACATTCTCAAGAACACGCTCCGCATCGCGTCCGGGCCCCTGTTCACCCGCGTCAAGAACGAGCTGAACGAGATCAACAACTACCTACAGTCCCACCAAGAACGCCTCAACGAGATCGTCACGAACGTCGGACAACGCCTCGCAGGCGCATTCGACGCAGTCAAAGAAAAGACCCTGTTCATCAAGGACCACTTCGGCGAGATCGTTGGCCAGGCCCGCGAGATGGGCGAGCGCTTCGGTGGCGCTGCGCTGGTTGGCCGCGGCGCGCTTGGGCTCATTGCAAACCGTGGTGTGGCAGGTGCCGTAGGTGGTGCGCTGGGTGGCGGGGCCGGCGTTGGCGGCATCGCGATCGCGGCGCTCATGACGCCGCTTGTCGTAGCGGTCGCCGATGGATCCGTATCGCTACGAAGGTTCAAAGCAGACGTCGACTCTCTACTCACGCCGCTGGAGAATAGCCTCAAGCAGCTAACCACCGCATTGGAGCCGCTGATCTCAAAAGCCGGGCAGTTGCAATTCAGCTGGTTTGAGAGGCTGGTCGATAACGCCAAGAAAGTCGCAGACGCATTCGGTCTCGTGACGTCTGCGTTGACCTACGCGAAGGATCATATCCCCGAAGGCATGACCCATTACATGGACACGTTCTGGGAAGAGTTCAGGCACGGGATGGGGATGGCCATCCAAAGCCTGATCTACCTAATCCCGGGCATTGGTCAGGTCATCGGAGCGGTCGATTTGTATAGGTCATGGCGAGCTGGGCGCAATGGGATGAGCGGCCGAATGATGGCCGACGAGCCAGATGAGCGAGTCGATGCCATCGCGCCGTTTGTGCAGCATGCGTTGGCACGCAACGAACGTAGACAGCAGCAGGTTCCCCCTCGGGGGAACCTAAACGTTAACGTTCGCATTGAGCAGACTGTGAACGACGCGTCGGATCCGCAAAGGCTATACCTTGTGACGAACCGTGCGATTTGGGACGCTGTGTATCGGCCGACCGAGATGCCGAAGAATCAAGTCATGCGATGACCGTAGATTCGTCGTTTCTTGGTTCTCGTGGCCAAGGCGATGCTAGGCCTCCGCGTGTCGACTATCCGCGCGCCTTCGTTGATATCGCTGTAGCGCTTGTCACGAGACCTCCGGTGCCCCTGCCGGACGAAGAGCAACGCGTTATTCGTGTCAACGCGCAAGGCGAGAAGTCAGCAGCGACCGAGCTGACCATTCCAGAGCGTACGGATCAAGTACACACCGGCATCGTGCCTACGCGTGCAACGTATACGCGACGAACGTTCAAACAAGCCGGAGAATGCGACGTAACGGTGCACGGCAGCGTGCTTCCGTTCAACCCGTTGGTTGTGATGGGAGCCTTTCTCCGATTGTACGTCGGCGTAGTGGATAAGGTTGACGCGGAGTCAGAAGATGCCGAGTCCCAGATCAGGCAGCAGGGCAATCTTCGATTCGTCGGCTATGCGGACCAATTCGAAGACTCGATGGATGACAAAGGGCCGGCTGTCACGTTCAAATGTCGCGACCTTAGCGCGCTCTTCATGGATGCGCGACCGGTGCCCAAGAGCGTTGTCCCGCTATATTCCGACACGCTCGGCGAAGCGCTGCAAAAGCTCGTTGACTATGTCTGCCAGCCGTTTGTCGACGCGGGCGAAGACGCGCCCATCACACTGCGTAAAATCGATTCGAGATTCGATGCCAAGCTCAGCAGCGCAGCGCATGCGAGATCGCAGACCGCGCCGATCCTCATCGACCCCAATGCGACTGTTTGGTCTGTTCTGACGCATGCCTGCGGTCTGGTGTCGACGACGCCCTATGTCATTCTCGATGAGCTGGTAATCACCTCGGCGACGCAAGCCTATGGGACCGAGAGCGAGACCAAGTACAGCTTCATCTTTGGGTCCGAGAGTAGCAACCTTCTCAGTCTGAATCGCGTTCGCAAGTACTCCAGAAACAGGCGCGGAGTCAGGCTTGTCTCATATAGCCCAGCGCTGAGGCAGGTTATCGAGGCACAGTGGCCGCAGAAGGGGCAGGAGCCTGCCCATACGCGCCCCGTGACAGGCCTGGGCAACCGAGTACCGCCGCACCAGCGGCACGACAGAAAGACCCAGTCTTCCACATCGTCTCATAGCCACAACACGGGCCGCCCGCGCTCTCGTACTGTCACTCAGCCCAAAGACGAGTACGAGCTGCTGGAATGCCCTCCGGGCATTCACGACAGAGACGCATTAGAGGCAGCCGCGAAAGCCGCATACCTCGAACGTTCATTGGGCGATCTTGAAGGCAGGCTAGAAACCATCGACCTCACGAACGACGTGCTTGACATCAAGCACTCGGATCGCGTGTCGATTATGGTCAATCCCTCACTCGAAGCAGAGCTGCTGAACACGACGAGCGATCGACGGGCCGCAAAGCTTCTCTCGACGCGTCTCGGTATGGACCTCGACACACTGTCGACGCTGGTCCAGGCCACACGGTTGTTTCCGTTGGCGCAATACTTCGTGCGGTCCAGCTCGGTGAGCTACTCATCGGAAGGCCGCTCCTCTGCCACGATGGAGTTCATCAAGCTTATTGATGCTCGCCCGGCGAGCCAAGGCGGCACAGGGCTGTGAGGCTACCTGGCCACGTCGGGCATGCGATGCGCGAGATGTTCTCGGGCGCGACATTCCGCGCGCTGATGGACATCCGTGACGCAGGCGAGGCCTTTCTAGCGGAATTCGGCGCCGACCATTCAGAGGTCGACGATACTACCGGTGGCGCAGACATTCATTCACCGTACACCGACGAATTGACTGGCCATGAAGGTACAGCACGCACCCATATCCCAGGCGGAATCCTGTTCTCCATCAAAGAGAAGGGCGACAAGTGCTTCGTGATTCACCCGCGGGGCTTGCGGGTCCCAGGCGCAGGCATCCTGCTGCATAGCTTGGGTGGCGTCGCGGATAGGGTGCCAGCGTGGCTCGGGCAGAAGGTTGGACTGTTCGTCAAAAAGTACGTTCTGCGGCTCGAATCGAAAGACGAAGCCGTCGAGATCCAAGCCGGTAGCGGAAAAGACATCGTGCTCAACGCCGGCACGGCAAAGGTTGGACGGGTGGGCGATACCGTTGACTGCGGCACGCTCTATCTCACGATCGTAAGTGGCGCGGTATCGGCGATCACACACGTTCCGCCGGGCGGCGCGCCGGCACCTGGTACGCCCGTCCCGCTGAGTGGCAAGATTGCCGCTGGCGCGAACAACGTGAAGGCTTAGTGCGTCTGCGCCGCGTTGGCGGTCTTCCTTGCCGCAACTTCTGGCCCGCCAATGTCCCACACGTCCGTTTCTGCTTTGCCAGTCCCTTCTGATTCTTCGGCTGTAGCTGTCCTTCTCTCGAATTGCTCTAGCTTCCTGGCGTACTCGCGTCTGCCGACTCGTTCCGTCCTTTGCCTGGCCATAGCCCTGCGATCGTACGCATCGGCCGCCGCTCTCTCTGTAGACGACACAGGCGGGCCTGCGACCGTCTGGCAGCGTGGTCCGTTGATTGTCGCCTCTCCGAAACACACGCGGTGCGTTTCGACCGGATGAAGCCTAACCGTGACGTTGACGTCTTGGGCCGACGCAGCGCTGGCAAGTAAGCAGGCGACAGCGAAGACGTAGAGTCTTGAGCGCATGGGTTGACTTCTAGGGCCTATATGCGTGCGGAGCGGTTAGGTAGTGAGCCGTTGGGTCGCTCGAGCGCATGACCACGTTGGTATAGACGAAGGCTCCGCTGTACGTGCTTATGGACGGAGCGCGTATCTCGACCTGAGTGTCCGTTAGGGTCGTGATTGTGTAGTTGTCGAGTCTGCCGTCCTGGCCAACGCAACTCAGTCTAGAGTCGATTCCGTTCAAATCTTTGAACAGGGTGCAGGCAAGCGTTTGCAGGTTATCGTTGATTCTAGAGATGGATTTTGCCTGAAAAGTAATACTCGTTTGTAGCTTTCCGTTTGCCCATATAACGCCCCCAGAAACGCTCATATCCGAATAGTCTTCTCGTGGCGCTTGCGCAGCAGACCCGCCGACGCTGATGTTGAACGAGAACGAGTAATCTGGTCGCGGCGGCGGTGCTGGCACAGGGCAAGAGCAAGTTGGCAGCGCTCCGCCATCGTCCGCATGAGCATCCCGTGTTTCCATCCCAAGAACATCGGCCGCCGCGTCCCGCATCGCCTCAAGCATGTAGCTCATTGGTCCAGCGTCCGCGCCGGCTTCGACGGACTGCATCGAGGGCACGCCACAAGCGAGAAACACACAATGAATGGATACGGCCCCGAGTAGCGACCAGCCCACGATCTTCCCTCGCATATTGACCCCGCTAGCTACTGCCGCCCCACATTGGCAGTGTTCCAATCGTTATACGGCGCCACTCGCGAAACCTTGACCCATGGCCGTAGGCCCTAATTCACTCAAGTCCTTCACGATCACCGAAGACGTGCCCGACGGCCTTTCGGTGGTCCTAGAAGGTAGCGGTATTCCGTTCGGAAGGCCGCGTGAGATCACGGGTTTTGAGACAGGCGGGCAACTACAGCACGAGAAGATCTACCTGCCTGGACGCACCTCACCGATCTATCAGGTACAACAGGCGCGCCAGCGCGACCTTGAGTTCAACGGTGCGTTCAGAGACCACCTTAGGGCCCAGGACAGAGACGCCGCACAAGTCGGATGGGCGCGGGAGATGGTTAGGTCCATCGAACAGGTCCGCAAACGGGCGAACCTCGTCAAGATCGAGTGGGGCAAAGACAGCTGGCTCGGGCTACTCACCGAGACGAAGTTCGGCTGGGAATCCGAAAGCGACGTTACGTATCACCTGATTTTTGCCATCGCATCCACTGCCGACACGGAGACGCAGGAAGCACCGCAGGCCACCGAGCCACAGCGAACGCCAGTCGATATCGCCGCACTGATCCAACGAGATCTTGCAGAGGCTAGAGCACAGTTGGCCGCGTTAGCAGTCAGAGCGAGTGCTTTGCAAACCATGGTGACCATCCTCAACGCTGTCGACACCGCGCAACAGGCCGCCCGTGACCTCGCCGAAGCTGTGACCACGTCCGCTACCGTATCCCGCGCCGCAGCGAATGCTGCAGCAGCCAGAGTGGATGGCGCGGGGCGTGCCACGCAGGATGCTTCGAGGGCCATCATCAAGATGCTGTCCGGCACAAAGACGCTGGCGATTGTACCCGACGGTGACCCATCGCTGACGCTGTCGTGGCTCTCGGCGAGCACCGCGACGCTCATTGCAGCCGATGGCGCCATTGATCGAGCGCGGTCACTGCGTGCCTCGGCTCGCTCGAGCGTGACGAAGACGGCGCGTGTTTACGTCGTTCGAAGCGGTGACACGCTGGAGTCGATAGCCCGGAGCGAGATGGGCGATGCGTCGCGTTCGGGCGAACTTGGCGTCAGGTCCGATGAACTCCGCCCTGGCTTGAACATTCGCATACCCGAATCAGCCTAATGTCCTTCGTCCAGCTACTTGCAACGTCGCCCTACCGCGTCAGGGTGACCCTGGGCCAGTCCGTCTCTACGTACACGCCCGGCATCCTGGTCGCCACGAACTGGTCGATTGCCCGCGTCGACGGTGCTGGCGGCGTTCCGGTCTCGGTCACGTTCGCGTTTCAGACGGATGTTACGTCGCTGGAACTCGCGCTCTCCTCCCCGCTCCTCGACGGCATCCAGTACACGCTGTCCGAGTCACCGGCGGGCTCTGGCGTTGTGGCATGGCGCGCGCCGGTTACGCAGTCGACGCAGCAGCAGGGCGTTGCCAGTGATCCGGAAGCAGAAGCATTAGGAGTGGACATTGATTTTCTTGCAGCCTCTCTCGACGCCACCGGAGACATGCCCGAGATTCGCGGCAAGAACTGCCTCGCCAACGATCTCATATGCATCGCCCTCACCTCGCCCAGCGAGCTGTTCCATCGGCCCGCCGAGGGCGGCGACATGCTCAGCGAAGTCAACGCACCGGGCAACGATCCGGATGCCGTAGGACGCCGATTGCGGGCCACGTGGTCCAAAGACCGCAGGGTGAAGAGCATCGGTCCGATTGAGATCACAGACGACGGTCAAGGCAGCCTCACCGCGAGCACGGCCGTACAGACCGTGCCACTCCCTGAGCCGCTCACGATTCGAGTCACCACGTAATGTCCGTAGCACTCCCAACGGTTGATGAACTCGCCGCCGCAGGTCGCGCAGCCTTCCGCAAGTCCATCGACCCCGATGGCACCGGTGCGGTCGACCTCGCTGCCGGCAGTCGTAACGATACGGCAATCAGCGCGCTCACGGCGATTGCCAACCGGATCCTGGCCTACGTCCTGGACCGCGTCGCAGCGGCCCGTATTGCCAGCGCTACCGGCGATGACCTCGATGCCGCGGCACTGGACTGGTACGGCGAGTTCCGCAAGCAAGACGTCGCTGCTACGGGTTTCGTCGAGCTAACACGTCCTGGCACTGGCCTCACGTCCATCCCGCTCGGGTCCAGGTTCGCGATACCCGCATCCGCAGGCCAGCCTGCCATCACGTTTCAGGCTTCCCAAGACGTCTCGGTTGAATTTGCGTCCCTCACGGCCGTAGTGCCCATCGAGTGCACGCAGACGGGCACGCAGGGCAACATCGGGACGCCGCTCAAGATCACGGCGGTCCTGGACACGTTGCCTGACAGCACGTGGACGCCGAACACGGCCTACAGCGCCGTCATCGGTGGCGGCGGTGACCGCGAGAACGATGACCAGTTCAAAGCGCGCCTACGCCTCACCACGCCTCAGGCCGAACGGCAGCGAGGCACCAAGGCCGCCATTGACACCGGTGCCTTTCGGGTCGCAGGCGTGACCTTCGAGACAGCTATAGAGCCCAACGACGGCACGGTGGTTTTGTACGCTGGCGATAGCGCGTTCAATCTGCCGACGGCACTGAAGCAAGCTATCGACACCGAGCTGCTCAACTGGCGCTGCTTCGGCGTGCCGGTCATTGCCCGCTCGTACAACGTACAGACGGTGCAGGTCACTGCAGTCGTGCACATGGCTCGCTCGCTTGCGAATTACGACCAAGCTGCGGTCGTGAGTGACGCCGTGCAGCGGGTGATTGATTACTTCGAAGCGCGGCCGAATCCCGATGAGTATTGGCGTGACGCCGTAATCGGCGCGCTCTTCAAGGCTCATGCAGAGGTACAGCACGTCATCCTTTCAGCGCCATCGTCTGATCAGCCTCGCCCGACCGACGCTGGTTATGGGTCGGTAACAGCGCTCGATCGATTCAAAGCCGATGCGTCGTCCATCGCGATCACCATACTCGGCCCGCAGACTTCGTAGGAACCATGGCCTCTTATCCCGACACGCTTCTGCGGAATAGCCCGCCCACTCAGGACCCCGACTACGGCGGCGCATCTGCTTCGAAGTGGGGCAAGCTCTCGATCGCTTGGGTCAACAGCGTTCTGCAGTTCTTCGAGGGTGTTTACCTAAACATCATCTACCAGCCGAATGGGCGAATCTTCGTTGTCGTCCAGCAGGCTGTTGCCGCTGGGGATGTTGTGTGTTTGTTTCCTGACGTCCCCATCAGCAATGCTCGTTACTGGGCGCAGCGGTATGCCGCTACCATCGGCGGCAACGCGACAACCAACGTTCAGATCCTCGGTGTAGCTATGAAGCCGGCATCGTCGGGTGTGGCTGCAGAGGTCGCTCCGTATGGAATCATTCCAGCTTCTGTAACAGGGCTCATTGCAACGTCCGGCACATCGTTTGATGTAGGGCTGAATGCTGCTAATGGGCGCATGCGCAGCGCGCAGGCTGGTGACGTGATCCTGGGTCGCTGCGACGGACAGTCGAACATGTTGTTCAGTGGCCATGGCGAGGCCGTATGAACCTCGATGCGGACGTCGATCTGCCCGATGAGTACGATCTCTGCCCTGACCGCAACGACCAGATTCTACCCACGCTCGACGACGCAATGGCGCTGCTGCCAGGCTGGGCGCAGCGGCTGGATAGCCCCGTTCGCGACGCATTGCTCGAAGCGTGGCGCGCGATGGCGAACATGCTGCAGGCGAAGCTTGGGCAGTTCATTGCGCAGACCTATTCGCCACGCACCGCAGAAGACACGTGGCTCGACGAATTCGGGCAACTGCTACATCAGCCCAAAACGGGCAACGAGAGCGAAGGCGAGTACCGCGCGCGCTTGCTGGCACGTGGTGACGTCGTCAGCCCCAATGCCATCAAGGCTGCTGTGGACGCGCTCGTCGCGAAGGTCTCGCCCATCGCTCCGGTGTACCTAGAGCCAGCCACGGACGCGATCTTCTGGTCGGACCTCGGTAGCCCATGGACAGCCTTCTGGCAGCCCGTAGACCACAGGCTGTGGGCCGACTACCCGGATAACATCAACCCCCACGTCGGCGTCTATTGGGTACCCGACGTTGAGTACGCGCTGTTTTGGATCGTGCTGCCGGGCGACTCTGGCGCCTCGGAGCCACAGGTCTACTGCCAGCCAAACGATGAAGGCGCGCCAGGAACGCAGTGGATCAACCTGTTCAATGACCCCTCGTTCGTGATGCCGGTCAACACCGAGGTCGGCTTTGTGTTCGCAAACGACACGCCGCTGCTTGAGCAGATCGCATCGAGCGTGAACACGATTCGCGGTGGCGGCGTGACCTGGATGGCCTTCAGCGATTTCGGAATCGCCTCAGCGCTCTAGCGAAAGAAACATATGGGCAATCGAATTGTCATCACGCCTGGCGCTGCGGCCACGGCCGTCGATATGCAGCGTCTTGCAGACGTGGCATGCACGGCCGAGGACCGTGTCTCGGACACGTTATTCACCCCCGCGTGGGCCGGCGATGGCGTCTTCGACAAAAAAGTCTTCCCCCTGGTCCCAGAGCCTAGCCTCTCGCCATACGTACGCCCTCGCCTGGTGTACCCAGGTACGATTACCGGTGGCGTAGACATCCTGCCAGCGTTCTACGAGGTGGGCGCGCCGGGTGCCGTTTCTGCGAACGCGAACACTATAAGGCAATCCGCTTCGAAGCAGACGCTCTACTCGCTGCCGGCTACGGCATTCCCATCATCGGTTGGCCCGCGTATCGACCTCGTATACGCGAAGGTCGAACTTGTCGATACGGTCGAGTCACGCAAGTACAAAGATCCGAACACGGGCGCGGTAACGACGTCGCCCGTGACGCTCTATAGCACGCCGACGGTCACGTTTGGCGTGGTCACTGGCGCCGACGATGGGTCGCTCACCGTCGGTGATGTGCCTGCTGACACGGCATCTGCGTGGCATTTCCCGCTCGCGTTCCTTTTCTTGGACAACGGCAGCGGTGGCGCTTGGACGCAAGGCACCGCGATTGCGCAGACTCGCATCAACCAGTTTTGGGACAGCGGGTGGATACGTCGGCACAGGGTGCAGCTCGCCGAGGCCGCGAGCATCATGTCCGATGCGTATGTACCCAGCGTCAACGGCCGCGCATCAACGCCTCTTAGCAACCGGTGGGGTGCCAGCATCGCCGTATCCGGGATTCTGCAGAACTACGCCGCAGACCCCGGTGTATTCAAGGTCTTCGACAACCAGCACGATTGGTCACGACGGTTCGCCAAGATCTATGCGGGCTACCTTGCCGACAGCATTGGCAACGCAGCCACACCCGACGGCACATCGCCAGCGCCTGCCCGGTTCGACCCGACCACGAACGTCATGAGCACGTTCCAGTTCATTGGCGCAACCGCAGGCTCTCGCTACCTGCTGCAAGATTGGAACGTCGGCTCGACCGAGCACCTCAAGTTTTATCTGAGCACAACCGGTGCCATCGAGGTGGAGTTCATAGGTGGCCCGCTCGGCGGCGGCGGTTCCTCTGTCTACGTCATCCTGATCGAAGCTTCGGACCAGTTCAAGCTCTAGGAAGCCATGGGAACCCGCAAAGTTTGGAACGACGGCGAGGCATTCTCGACAGTCGAAGCGCAGCGTGCTGCCGATGCTGCAGCGACCGCTGAAGAGCGCGCTTGGCAACTGCTGGCTACGCCAGAGTTCCAGGGCTCCAGCACGTACGACAAGCGTGTCTTCCCGCTCATCCACGAGCCTCAGGACACGTCGTACAACTACGGCAGGTCCTTAGTCTACCCAGGTGCCATTACTGGCGGCGTTACCATCCTGCCGGCCGTCTACACCGTCGGTGCGACGGGCAACGACACGAGTGACGCGAGCGAGATGATCTTCTCGGCAACGCGTCTGACAACAGTCGATTTGCCGGCGTCGTCCTTCCCGACCTCAGTAACCAATGGCCGCACCGACCTCGTCTACGCGTTGATTCAACGAACCGCGACGACTGCCAACCGTAGAATCAAGGACACAACGACCGGCAACGTTTCGACGCAGACCGTTACGGTTTACAGCACACCGACGGTTACCATCGACGTGGCACACGGTCCCGCAGACGGCACGTTTGACCCGCCCGCGTTGCCGGCGGATAGCTCAACGGCTTGGTACGTCCCGCTTGCTTTTCTGACCCTGGACGACGGCGCGGGCGGACCCTGGACGCAAGGGAACACGATCTCGCGATTCCGCATCTTCGAGGCGTGGCCAGCCGGCTGGATCAAACGCAGCCGCATTCAGGTGACTGCCGCTGCGTCGTTGATGACGGACGTCGTCTACAACCCAAGCGCGAACGGCAGGTCATCCGCAGGACTCACGAATCAGTGGGGATCCAATCTTCGGAAATGCGCCGTTCTGCAGCGCAAGACCGCTGGCTCTGGCACTTATGCTGTGTTTGACAACAAGCACGACTGGCGACGTCGTTATGCGAAGATCTCCATCGGTAGGGTTGTGACAACCGTCGGCGGGTCCACATCGATACCACCCGAGACCGACGGCGGCTCAACAACTGGCAAAGCGTTCAATGAGACGTCGACCGGGTTCTACTGGATCAACTCCGACGAAACAGGCACCAGTGGCGGCGCCTACGCTGCGGTGCTCGATTGGTCGGTCGGTGGCGACGCACAGAAGCGATTGCTCATCGGCGTGAACAATCAGACAGGCGCACTGGGCTTCGCATTCGCGGGCACCGACGCGACCGAGTCTCACTTTATCGTCGAAATCGAAGCAAGCGACCCGTTCAAGTTCTGAACCAACATGGGATTTATCAGCCTTATACGCACGGCCGCTGGACGCATGGCGGTCAAGCTCGATGCGCTCCGTATTACGGGCGGGTCCAACTCGCTCAACCTCCTTGTCTACGATTCGTCAGAGAACGCGTACATCCCAACGAATCCGTCCGCGATTAACGTCCACACGCCTGGATACTCCGGAGACGGCCGTGACGGTGCGGTTCACTACACCACGAATACCACGCTCACGCAGGATATTCGAGCAACCACGCTGCTTGTCGACGTGGGCGTGTCGCTCAACGTTGCAGGCTTTGAGATCAGCGCAACCACGTCCATCACGAACAACGGCACGATTCACGACAACGGCGCCAATGCGTCCGGGGCTACACCAGGCACGAATCGAGACCCCACGACGTGCAGTGTCGCCCTGGCTGGCGGAGATGGCGGAGCGCGAACGGCAGCCGGCGGAGTCACGAAGACGTCTCCGGTGCTTGGTGGTGGTCTACTTACTCCGGAGCCTTTTGGAGCGAGCGGCGGCGCGGGAGCTGGGACTGGTCACGGAGCAGGCGGCAACAATAGCACCTCGTTCACGTTCGACGTGAACGTGCGTAGTCCATTCTCCGGCCCAAGCCCGATGAGCATCGGGCTTATCTTGGGTTCCGCGGGTCAGTTTGAGGTCGTAACGCTTGGCTGCGGCGGCGGCGGCGGGAATGCCTCGACCGGCGGTACTGGAGGTGGCGGCGGCGGAGTCGTAAGACTCGGATCCCCGTTGATCATCAACAACGGCACAATCTCTGCCAAGGGCGGCAACGGCAGCGCTGGCACGGCATCTGGTGGCTCAGGCGGTGGAGGCGGTGGGGGCGGTCGCATCATCATCGTTGGCAATCTAACTGTGGCCGGCACGCTCAACGTCTCCGGTGGCACCGGCGGCGCGGGCAACGGTTCCGGGACAGCTGGCACCAATGGGCAAGCTGGATCCGTTCACCTGTTCAACTGATGCGTCTCGTAAAACTTGTTCGTACTGCAGCAGGCAGACTCGCTGCGGTTGTTGGAGCGGTCCGTATATCCGACGCGTCGTCGGATCTGAGTCTTCCGATCTACGATCCGTCCGAAGACGCTTTCGTTCCTGGGAAGCCTGACTCGGTCGTGCGTATCCCTGGGTTCTTCGGAGACGGCAAAGATGGCGCAGTTCACTACACTACCAACACGACGCTCGCCCAAGACGTCAGGGCCGTCACGGTCCTTGTGGACCAAGGCGTTGTCGTCAATCAAAACGGCTTCGAAATCAGCGCAAACTTTTCGATTGTGAACAACGGCACGATTCACGACAACGGCGCAGACGCTTTTGGTGGTGCCCGCGGAGAACAAAGATCTCTGCTTAACTCGTGCGGGCTCGCTGGTGGGCAAGGCGGGTTCCCGGGAGTGATAGGGAACCCCTCGCGAAGCCTATTCGTAGAGACTGCCGGGAGCGGTTATTATTTTACCTCCGAATCTCTTGGCGCCAGTGGAGGCGATGGCGGCGGTCCATCGGGCGGTGGCGGTGGAGACAATTCAACTTCCTGGGCCTCGTCGACGATCGGGAGCGGCCCATTCGTTGGACTGGATCCTACAAGCTGCACATTTTTATTCGACCCCACCGCGCTTGATAGTCCAGCCGCAGGCATTGGCAGCTTGTCGCTTGGAGCCGGAGGCGGTGGCGGCACGGATCCGGATGGTGGTGGTGGTGGCGCTGGTGGTGGCATCGTCCGCCTGCGCTCATTGCGCTTTACCAACAACGGCCTCATCTCTGCGCGCGGCGGCAATGGCGGAAACGCGGTTGCAGGCAATAGCGGCGGAGGTGGAGGCGGTGGGGGCGGTCGCATTGTGATCGTTTCCTCGCAGCTCGTTCAAGGCACGCTCAGTGTATCCGGCGGCATCGGCGGCTCTGGTCTTGGGACCGGCACTTCTGGGGCAAGTGGCCAAAGCGGCACGATTCACATCTTTGGTAATAACTGAATGCTAGCAAAACGTGATGACGTGATCGTGCCGCAAGGCGCGACCTATCGACGCGTGTACCAGCTTTTGGACACGGATCTGACGGGCTATGCGGTGCATTCGCAGTTCCGCGATAGGCCGAACGGCACCGTACTCCTCGATCTGTCGCATCCGCCCGTGAACGGATCCGGAATCACGGTCGACGTTCAGCAAACCGATGACGGCCGTCCGATCACGATTTTGACCGTGCTCGCGCTGCAGGATCTGACCACGCCACTTGCGCCAGGGACTGCCGTTCATGACATTAAGATCACGAGCCCTGGCGGCGAAGCGGATCGCATCGTCGAAGGCATCGTCATGATCACCGCAGAGGTCACGCAGTGAGTGACGTCATCGTCTCCGCGGCGGATGAGGTCATCACGGTCGCTGCTTATCAGGGCACGCCCGGCCCCCCGATGCCTGCCGTGCGTCTAGCAACCGCTTCGGCATTGCCCGCGTTCACTGCAGACGTCAGCGGTATTACGTTCAATGCCAATGGACCCGTGACCCTCGATGGTCAAGCAACCGTCGCGGGCACCGATGTGCTGTCCAAGAACGAAGGCGGCGGGACCTCGATCTACAACCGAATCTTTACGGTGAAGACCGTCGGCGACTCGGGCACCCAGGAGCGATGGCTTTACAAGCAGAACGTCGCCTACAAGATCGGTTTCCCGGTTGTCGTCGGTCTTGGTGGTATCAATGCTGGGACATTTTGGCAGGTAGCCGTCGATGGCGCGATTACGCCCGGCACGACACCGCTCGCCTGGCAAGCGCCGATCAGCGGCAGTGGCGGAGGCGTATCGGACGGTACAACGATCCAGGGCAACGGGTCGCCTGGTAGTCCGTTTGCCGTCAAGGATGGCGGGATTCCTGACGCCAAGCTCACGAGCGCCTTCCTCAAGGCAGACGGCTCCGTTACGTTGGCCGCAAACTGGGCCGTTGGAAGTCATAAGATCACTGGTCTTGCCGATCCAACGTCTGCACAGGATGCTGCCACCAAGGCGTATGTCGATGCGGCCGCACAGGGCTTCGATCTCAAAGCCTCGGTCCGTTTCGCGACAACCACGAACGACACATTAAGCGGGCTTGCAGCCAGAGATGGTGTGACGCCCGTTGCGGGCGACCGCGTCCTCGTCAAGAATCAGAGCGCCGCCTCCCAGAACGGGATCTATGTCGCAGCTTCCGGAGCCTGGTCCCGCTCGACAGACGCCGACACAAGTGCAGAGGTCACCTCGGGCCTATTCACCTTCGTCTCCGAAGGCACGATCAACGGCGGCACTTCTTGGGCACTGACAACTGCGGATCCGATCACGCTTGGCAGCACAGCGCTTGCGTTCACGCAGACCCACGGGCCTGGAACGTACACGGCGGGTACCGGCCTTCAGTTGACGGGCACGCAGTTCGCAATTGACAGCACGGTCGTCACGCTCGCTGGCTCACAAGCACTCACCAACAAGACACTCACCTCGCCCACGATCAACGGGTCGGCTCTAAGCGGAACGTTTTCAGGCAATCACACGGTTTCCGGACAAGCCTCGTTCACGGAGGCAACCGCGCCCATCATCAGCGCCAAGATCGGCCCCTCCTCCGGCCAGCAACACACCATCCCCACGGTCACCAGCAGCACGCTCGCAGTGCTCGGCGCCGCGCAGACCTGGACGGCAGTCCAGACGCACTCGATCGACGATGGCGTACAAAACGACATTACCGATGTCGTCTTGGTGCGGCACACGTACAACGCGGGTAATGGCGCAAGCAACATTGCCGCGGGTATGCTGTTTCAAACGGAGGACAGCGCCGGCAACGTTCAGGACACGGCACGCATCGCCGGCATTCTGACCAACGCAACATCGGGCAGCGAGACGAGCGCGATCGACTTCTGGGCGTGGTCCTCGGGTGCGCTCACCCGCCGGATGCGTCTTGGTTCGGACGGCGGGCTGCTCGTTGGGAGCACCGCCGCACTCGGAGCGATCGGTATTGGTATTCCGAACGCTACGTTCTTTTATGCACGCAACAATACGGACACCGGTTGGGTGCAGATGTTTCAGCTCAATGGCACGAGGCCGGAATTCGGCACGAACATTGGGTGCATGTTTCGAGGTCAACCGCTGCAGCTTCTGTCCGGGACAACGATTGATTTTTTCCCTGCGAACCAGACGGGACCTTCGATGAGTAACACCACCATGATGTGGGGGTGTAACGACGCAACGGCATCGGCTACAGACTTTACGCATCGTGGTGCGAACATCACGGGTACGAACGCGGCCGGTAAGACACTTGCAATACAGGCGCCTCTAGGCACAGGCACTGGCACCAACGGAATCCTCCGGTTCACGGGCGGCAAAGTCGGCTCCACCGGCACAACTGCACACGCTCTAACCACCCTGATGGATCTTCAGCACAGTGCCGTGGATAACGACACGGTGATGTGGCTGACGATCCGCAAAGGCGGCGTCGACACGACCGAACGGGTCACTCTGGTAGCCGCCGCAAGCGTAGCGGGCTCCGGCCGCAACTTTCTGAGCGTTTCGTAAAGGAACCAACATGGCAACGCTGAAGCAGGTTTTTGACCTGGGAACGGACATTCCGATCCAGGATCGGTTGATTGCGTCCATGCGCCACCTGGCGAACTACATTCTGACGGCGGAGTCCTCGCCGGCCGACGCACGCGAGAATCTCGCAAGGGCCGTCTTGCGGGATGCGACCACCCATCGGCCGGCATTCCAGGTGCAGATCGCAGACAACGTTACAGCGCAAACGTCAGCCTATTCTGGCGGGACGTTGCATTCTGAGAATATTGTCGATTCGGACATTGATTACATCATTGGCGTGAGTTGGGACTTGGTTGCGAGTCTGTACTTCGCGCCCGCGGAGTGACTCGTATGAAGCAAATTCCAGAAAACGACGCCTTGCGCATTCTGGCGCATGGCCAAGAGCGGCGAGCGTGCAGTGCCGAGATGGACTTACTCGCGGAGCGTCACAGGCAACTGTCTCTGCGGCGTGACAAGGCGCAAGCCAGTATCCGCGAGATCATGAAACGAAACGGCCTTGATCCGGATGCACACGCCGTTGTGACCAGCGACGACGCATCGCAGCCACTTGGGGTCGTGGTGAACGCCAACACTGGCCAGCCGATCGCCGAAGAGCCACCGCCCGCGACCGATCAGTCTGTTTCCGCAGCCGATCAACCATCATGACACGAGTCCTCAGCGGTCTCTTCGCGCTCGCTTTGCTAGTGGCCTGCGGCGGCACGGGCGCGGACATGCCCCTTGGCGGGCGTGATGTCGCGGTGGCCATCGTGGACTGCGTGAGCCCACAGCGAGAGTGGATCACGGCTGAAGTGCAGTCGTTTGGCTGGCATGTCTCCGAAGCGGGTGAGGTCTCGGTCCGATGCGCGGACACGGGTGATCGAGGTGGCGCCGGCGAGTATCGCCTGGGCGCGAGCGAGGTGCTTCTCGATCCCACCAAGGCCGCAGGCGAGTTCGCAGCCAGGGCCGTCGCAGGTCACGAGTTGGTGCATTACCTACTTAGCAAGGGACCGCACCCAGAGACCGGCAGAATGCACGTGTGCACCTGGCCGATCAACGATCCAGTGCCACCCAACTGCTACCCGTATGCGACCCCAAGCCGCGTCCTGATGTCCCCCTCGGGGCCTATGGAGTGGGATGATGACCAGGAGATGTTCAGCCTGGACGTGGTGCCAGAGTACCGCGTGACGGAAGTGGATCGGCAATTCATCGAGTGGGCATTGCGGCCATGACCTTCGCGCAATTCTTCGCCCTACTCGCAACGTTCGGCACGGTGGCGCTCGTGGTCATTCCGGTCGTGCGCCCGTACGTCAAAGACGCGCGTTACGCAAAGGCTCTGGAGATCCTCGAAAAGCTAGCGTCGGCCGCGGTGGGCAGTCGAGTCCAGCGAGTCGTTGATTTGAAAGACCCTGCCAAGCCAGGCTATTGGTCGCCTGCTGCCGCGCTCTCAACCAAGCAGTCTGCGGTCGATGACGTTGTCGTGCAAGGGCAGCGCGCGGTTGACACGCTCAGAAAGCTCGGCGTCGAGCGACCCGAGTACCTGATTGCGCAGATGATCGAGAGCGCGGTGACCGCACAGAAAGCCGCTCGGCCGGCAGGAGCCACTGCTGTGGCCGTCGCGCCCGCGATGCCTGCGTCGGTGATTCAGACAGGAGGGAATGAACCGTGAGTCTCATCCAGGTGATCATCATTCTGATCGTCATCGGCGTGCTGCTCTGGGCCATCAATTCCGTCATCCCGATGGATCCCAGGATTCGGCAGATCATCAGCGCCGTGGTCATCGTGGCCGTGGTGCTGTGGCTACTGGCGGCGTTCTTCCCGGGCCTGGGGCTGTCAACGATTCGAGTGCGGTGACCCCATGCGAACCCTATGGATCATACCCGCGATCGGGCTGGTGGTTGCAGGTTGCCCCGCGATGCCAAAACCAGACGGCTGCACTCCTGGTGCCCAACGCTGCCACAACGACGTGCCCCAGGTCTGCTCGCCAAGCGGGCGATGGTCGAGCACGAGCCGGCCTTGCAGCCAGGTTGGCGCTCAATGCTGCAACACGCCCTCCGTCTACGATGGCCGGCCGATCTACACCTGTGCCACGCCGGCACGCTGTCTTGATGCCGACGGGGGTACGCCATGAAGAACGCCGATCCGGGCACCGCGGCAGCCTTTGCAAGCTTTATGCTGTCGCGATTCCGCGGTCTGCTGCTTCCCGAAGGCGCGGTATCGGCCCTCTTCAGCACGACCATCGGCTTTGATCCCACGAGGCTTCTCAGCGCTCGCGCGATGACGCTGGGCCCTGTCGTTTGGATGCGCGACGGCCTCTCGCCCGACGAGCAGATGGTCACGATCGTGCACGAGTGCGACCACTTGATCGCCTGGTGGGACAAGCCCGCGGAAGTCTCGTGGCTCTACCTGGCCAACGAGGAGTTCCGTGTCGAGCAGGAGGTACGTGCCTACCTCGCGGGGCTAGAGTTCACCTTCGCGCGCACCAAGCAGATTCCCGCCACGCTCGATGACGTGGTCGAGCCGATGCACCACGGCTACGCGTTGAGCAGTCGAGTCATCGCGTTTGCGCGTGCCAAGCTCGAGCAGGGCGCCACGATGGTGGCACAGGGGCTTGTGACCACGGATTCGGCACGCGTGGGGATTGACTGGCTTGAGCATAACGCCAGCGAGTTGCTCGCCACGTGATACCGCTTCTGGCTCTGATCGCAGACAGCGAGGGCTCGGTTAGCTACCCGGTTTTCGCGGCGGCAATCGTTGGCATCTTCACGACGCTCGGAAGCGTCATTGCGATGCTTTACAGACGCGTCGAGCGCGACGCGCAAAAGTGCTTTGAGGACCGCGCGAACGATCAGAAAGAACGCGCCTCGGAAAACAAGACGTGGGCGGATCGTATCGAAGCGCTGCACAAGGAGCGCGCGGCCGAGAACCAAGCGTGGTTTGGCAAGGCCGAGGCCCTGCATCGAGAGCACGAGACCAAGACCGAAAAGATGCTCGAGCAGGTCATCAAGATGGCTGATCGCAGCAAAGAGGTCGAATACGCCACGATCGGCGCGATCACCGACTCCAGCAAGTCCATGCTCGGTGTGGGGCAAGCGGTGAACACTCTCGCCGAAAAGCTTAATGAGCGCAGAGCCGAGTCGCATTCTGCTCGTGGATGACAACCCCTTGATGCTGGACCATCACGCCGTGATGCTTCGGGTCGCTGGGTTCTCGGTGCGAGCAGAAAATAATCGTCGCGATGCGATGCGTGCTCTCGCGAGCTATCGTCCGCACTTGATTGCGTCCGATATCCGCATGGAGCGCATGGACGACGGGTACGTGCTGTGCCGGCAAGTCCGAAGCGATCCAGACATCGAGGACATTCCGATCATTCTGTATTCGGCGCAAGACGTCACCACCGAAACGAGAAACCAGGCCCAATCCGCGGGCGCGACGGCCATCCTGATGACCCTGCCCGGTATTGATTGGCTCGTCAGAGAGATTCGATCGGTTCTGTCTTTGCCGCAGTAATTCCTGGCATTGCCACTGTCACGAGCTAGTCTCTAACAACAAACTGGCCCTCTGAACGCGCGAACGTTCGAGGGCCTTACCGACGCACGATAGGAGGTGCAGTCGATGGACACACGCAAGCATGCCCTGCCGCCCAGAGCAAGGGACCTTACGAAAGAGTCTCCGTTCGGTCGTTTGACCGTTATCGAGTACGCTGGCCTTACAGCAACCGGCAAACACAGAAGACCGCTTTGGCGGTGTCGATGCGAATGCGGAAAGATCTGCATCATACGGGCCAGCAGTCTGGTGAAAGGCGCCACTACATCCTGCGGATGCCTGCACAAGGAAGTTATTCTAAAGGCCGTCACGAAACACGGGCATCTCATCGGAGGAATGCCCCCAGAATACAGAAGCTGGGCAAAAGCCAAGTCTCGTTGCCACACGAAGAGTGACCATTCCTTTGCCGAGTATGGCGCACGCGGCATCTGCATGTGTAGCCGTTGGCGCGATAGCTTCGCGGCATTCTACGAAGACATGGGGACGCGGCCGTCCGCGAAGCATTCCATTGATCGAAAGAATGGCGATCTTGGATACTGGTGCGGCCGCTGCGAAGAGTGCACAAGGAACGGCTGGATTGCCAACTGTCGCTGGGCAACTCCGACACAGCAAAGTCGCAACCGGGCTCATGTTCGAAAGATCGCTTACAAAGGGCAGGAGTTGCTTCTGCCTGAATGGGCCGAGAAGCTAGGCATTCCCTACCGGACTCTGTACGACCGCCTCAAAAGAGGCTGGTCCGTTGACCGGGCTCTTAAAAAGTAGTCGCGCTGGAACAAAGGATCCATTGCTATGACCACAGCACCGAAGATTATTGCCCTGCAGTCTGCGGGCCCCGGAGTCCTGACGGCCGTTCTTGAGACCATCAACCAAGAGCCCAAGGGCTCTCAGCCAGACGTCCTCGACCTGGATCCGGCGCACTGGACGGTCAATGGCGCGCACCCAGTTGCGATCCACCGGTACTCATTGCCATGGTACGAGCAACCCAAAGCCGCAGACGGAACCTACGAGATCACGGTTCGTCACTCGGTGTTCTTAACGCTTGGGCAGCCTTTCGTAGACGCGACGTCCTACGCGGTTGCGTGCCCTTATGGGAACGCTGGGCTTGTGTTTGGCAATAGGACGACGTTCGCGTCGTGCATCAAGACCAACCAGTCTGCGTATGCAAAAGCATCCACCGCGCGGTTCGCGAACCTCGGGGTGTGGCTCGGCGACGGGGGCCCGATGGCCCTCAGTCCTTTGCCGGCGTACGAAGTCATTCGCGAGTCGGATGGCGCGGTCATCTACAAAGGAACCGCCGCGGCGGGCATCGATGACACTGGGTTAGCGGGGCCTAAGAGCGGGGAAATTGTCCATCGCCTGGATCTGAGCGCAGTCCCCGAGGGCGGCGCTTATTTTGTGAGTGTTCCGGGTATCGGCAGAAGCCGATCGTTTTGGGTTGGCGGCGACGTTGAGCGCAGGACCGCCATCGTTGCACTGCACAGCTTGACGATCGCTCGGTGTGGGCAGGAACTCAAGGAACCGTGGTCGCCATGGGCAAGGCCTGCGTGCCACCCACGCGTTACGGACGCGCGGTCACCCTATCCGGGCAGCGGGTTTATTCAGGTACCCAGTGGCGCGCAGACATTCGAGATGCGCGGCATGCGGCACGACGCCGGGGACTTTGACAGAAACCCCAACCACGCCATCATTCCAATCTTACTGCTTACCTACTTCGAAGCGTGGCCCAGTCACTTCACCGATCGGCAGTATGACATTCCGGAGTCTGGAAACGGCACGCCGGACCTGCTGGACGAGGCCCTTTGGGATGTCCTGGGGCTTGAGCATCTCCAGATTACCGATGCGAATGACCCGCTCAATGGCGGAGTTCGCAGCGGTACCGAGCAAGCGCGCCATCCAGACTACGGAATTGATAACGCGGTACTCGACAAGGGTGTGTACTCCACGTGGGGGGTGGACGGTCAGGCTGATTCGCCCGGCGAAGGCTTTACCGCCTTTGCGGCCGGGATCTTTGCTCAGGCAAGTCGATTGGTTCGCCCCTACGACGCGGCACATGCAGACGATCTGCTCGGAAGAGCACGTCTCGCGTGGGGCTATCACGCCAGCCACAACACCGCGACGGCGATCAAGGCATACAATCTTTACGCCTCGCTTCAGCTCTATCTGACGACGGGCGAAAGCCCGTTCCATGATCTGTTCAAGGCGCAAGCGAACGCGATTCTCGTAAAGGATGGCAGTTGGCCCGTTCAGTATCGAGGCGGCAATCTGGCCGCGAAAGTGCAGACCGTGCACTTTGCCTCGTACACGCTACCCACATCACGCGCTGTCGATGCGACGTTGGTCGATGCGATCAAGGCACGCGTGATTCGGGAGGCCGACCAGGGCGGGTATCACGGAATTCATCCGCTCACCGACCCATATCCCGTGGGTGCAACGAAGTTCCTGGGATACGGAGCACTGACCGCACCGGGCCGGAACGACGCAGATGCGTTTGCGAGTCTCTACGAGACCGACCCCGCCAAGAAGCAGCAGCGCATCAACAAGATGAGCCTGCTTGCTGACGGCATCCTTGGACTCAATGCCATGGGCATGAGCTATGTGGTCGGCATCGGGACCGATCAACCGAATTGCCCGGGGCACCTGGATAGCTTCTTCGCGGAGAAAGACACGCTCCACCCCATCCCAGGTGTCATGGTGTACGGGCCGAGCGAAGGACGCAGCGGCTACGACTACCAGATGACCATCACGAACAAGCTCGTTCCCTCCTACGAGCAACTGCCAATTGGCAGGCGTTTCGTGCATGCCTGGGCATCGATTTTAAACGCGGAAGACACCATATGGGAGGTGCGCGTCTGGTTCGCCGTCCTGATGGCCTTCCTCCACGACGCCTCCAAAGACCCTGCACCCACGCTCCCGCCTCCGCCACAGCCGAGTACCGGCGTCACGCTCACAGCAGACCAATGCGATCGGTTTACACGTGCTGTTAGCGACCTCAACGCGATCCGCGACGAGCTGGGCTTGAAAGCCAGCTAAACAAACAGGAGATTTTCTTGACGACTTCGATTGCGATTTTCCACAAAGACCTGAGCCAAGCGAGCGCGCGCTATTCACACATTGCGCTTGGCGTCGGCGCCATGCACACCGCAAAGGTCCTGCGGGCACACGGCATTCGCGCGCGGGTGTTTGCCGTGAAGACCCCGGAGCAGATCGCCGAGATTCTCTCGACACACGGTCCAGTCAAGTTCGCAGTGCTCGAAGCGCCGTGGATCAAAACAAAGGCCATCGAAGAGCTAATCAGCCTGTTCCCGTCCACCGAGTTTCTGCTGCGCTGCCATTCACAAGTGGCATTTTTGCAGGTCGATCAAAACGCGGTCCGCCTGGTCCGGGAAGCGTTGCGCTTGCAAGAGATCAGCACGAACTTCCGCGTCTGTGGCAATTCCAAGCGGCTCTGCGATTTCCTTCGGGTCGCGTACGGATCACAGTGCCTCTTGCTGCCAAACCTGTACGACATTCATCGCGAAAAGCGACGGCACCGACCCTTGCCACGCGTCGGTCCCATCAAGATCGGATCGTTTGGCGCGAGCCGAATCCTCAAGTTCCATTCGACGGCTGCTGCCGCCGCCCTGATGGTCGCAAGAAACCGCGGCACGGACCTAAGCTTCTATCTCAACGTCGGACGCGATGACCCTGGCGAGTGGATCCTCAACGCGATCCGCCAGATGTTTGCAGACGTGCCGTGGGCCAAGCTCATCGAGATTCCGTGGTGCCCATGGCCAGAGTTCCGTCATCAGATTGCGACGATGGACGTGTGTCTACAGCTCTCGGCGACCGAGAGTTTCAACATCGTGACCGCTGATGCGGTTGCGGAAGGTGTCCCGAGCGTCGTAGGCCCTGCGATCGACTGGGTGCCATCCTATTGGCAGGCGCCCATTGATGATCCTGCGGCCGTCGCACGCACCGCAGAGGTCCTGCTCGACGATCGCTATGCGCCCGAAGATGGGTTCAAGGCGCTCACAGAGTACGACGAGATGAGCGTGGCGGTGTGGAAGAAGACCCTCGCCACAGCGCTCGAGGACTAACCAAACGAAAGCAGGTGCATGATGGTACGAGCGAAGTTCAAGTGCGAGTCGGCCCACGAGAACGGTTACGCGATGCTGCGTGCCGTGTACGGACCGGAAAACGAACCGTGGTCCACCGCAACGCCACACGGCGAGCTGCAAATCACGATCAGCAATCCCACTGCTCCCAAGTTCGAGGTGGGCAAGTGCTACTACCTGGACTTTTCGCCGGCGGAGTGAAGAAGACATTCGATGCCAAGTATCTGCGCGCTGGCGATAAAGTCCGCGTGTTCTCGTCCGGCCGATTCGGCTGCGTGATAAAGACAGCGTACCGGGAATGCCTTGTGACGCTGGACGGGGAACATGAGCCCGTTTGGGTGCCAACGCTTTACTTGGATGGTGTCTATTGAAGCCCTCACTCGCCGAAGCCGAGGCCTTCCGCCGCGTGATCGAAACCGCTCGAGCGCTTGTTCGGTGTGCAGACGAGTTTCTGCCGGAGTCCCCCGAAGCCTGTCAGGAGTATCTCGAGGCCCACGAAAGCGCGCTCGAAACCTTCGGCAAGGTCTGCGAGGAGCAGGACGAAACGCGGCGGCTGGCGATCCTCAAGGAAGCCAGTGACCTTGCCGAAAGGCAGCGGTCATGGGAAGCGTGGATGCACAACTCCTAGAAGCGGTCTGTGGGACCGGTTCGGTGGCTAGTAAAGGATCGTTTACTAGCGCATTCTGTTGGTAAAGGAAGCTTTACTAGCCTCGATGCCACGCCATATTCAACGAAACGGCCCGATCGTTTAATAAGCCCGCTGCCCTCGGTGGCTTGTTCAAGCGAGGCGAAACACGCGCATGGAAAAGTGGAGTGAACCGAAAGGGCCACCACCGCGATGGCTCGACCTTGCCGACGAAGTCACGGCCGACGAGCCGAAGCCGCCTCGTGACCAGTTCGTCGTGGCGTGCATGGAGGCGTGCTTGCGACTCGATTGCAACCCGATGCAAGCGGCAGGCGTCACGGCCAACGTGATGAACGAGAGTGCGTGGGGGCAGTCGTATCGCGGCAATAACTTGGGTGGCTGGAAGATCTACGAGCACTACGCGATCGCGTATCGCAAGGCTCATGGCAAAGGACCACGCTGGTGGCGCGGTCCCGGCAACAAAGCGCCTGGGGCCACACCGAAAGACCTCAAAGGGGGCGATCCGCCGTGGTGCTTCTACAGAGCGTTCGAGTCCATCGAGGACTTTCTCGCGAGCTGGCTCAAGACGTTCGTTCCAGAGCCGCCCCTTGGTACGCCCTCTCGCGAGAGCAAAGGCGATCCCGCAACGGGTGATTACCGACTTGCGGGTGAACGATTTTGGGGCCGTCGGGCCAATTGGTTCGATGCCATGGTTGCGGCCGGGTACAAGGGCTCGCGCACCGAAGCGAGTCCCGAGCAAGCGATTGCCGAACATCACAGTTTGGTGCAGTCCGCCTTAACTCGCTGGGGGCAATCACGTTTAGGCGTGACGGCTGACGGAGCCTGGGGGCCCAAAAGCAAAACGGCCTGCGCCGCGTTTCAGGCTTGGCACGGACTGTCGGTCACGAACATTCTAGACGACGAGACGCTGGTTGCTTTGGTGCACAGCAAACAACAGCCCCAACCAGAGTGACCTGGTTGGGGCCATTCCCTGTCCCTTCCGCTCCTTTGCAGTCCTGCCCCATCCGCTCCATTGCCATCGGTTGCAATGAGGCCCGTTCCTCTCGTAGCCCCTCCCGTCCTATCCATTCCACTCGGTTGCTGTCGCTTGCTCTCCCCTCCGTCCCCCTGCTTTGCCCGAGCCTTCGCCCGGCTCCGATGCAGCACGCTGCACCCGAGTCGAGCCACCGGCGAACCGGCGAACTCGGGGCCTTTGCGATCCTTTCCCCTGCTGTCCTGACCTGTCCGCATCCCATCGGCTCCCCTCCCCTCCCCAACGCTCCCCATTAGCGCTCGGGACGAGGCCCGGATTGCTCCGGGCGCCGTTGGGCTCCACTCCTGTCCGGTTCACTCCGTTGCCGCCCTTGCCTCTGCTTTCCGCTCCCCTCTGCCCCAATGCAGTCCGTCGTTTCCAACGCACTCGCTTGAATGCGCTCGAAACGGCGCTCGCGCGAACGCGATGCCGGCCATTCCGTTCCTCCCCGGCCCAATCATGTCATTCCCAGGCCGCTCCCATGCTCTGCAGTCGGCCCCCCTCCATCGCGTTCCGCTTCACCCCAGTACACATCCACTCCTCTCCCCTCTCCAAAGCACCTGAATGCTCTCGAGACGGGACCCGATCTCTCGGGACACGTCGCCTTTCCTCTGCGGTCCGTTCACTTGCTCTCCGGTGCCGTCCCATCACTTCCTTTGCAGCCAACTCTCGTCCTGCCCACTCCCCGCTTTTCCTCTCCGCTCCACCCCTCTGCCGTCCGAAGTCTAAAAAGAATTATGCGGCTTTCTTTGCTAGGTCGCCGTCCCAGCAAACGACCGCGAAAATCCCGAACGGACCACCACGCTGAACTCTGTAGTCGCCGAGACCGTTTCCGATGCCGGCCTCTTCGAGCAAGAGCCTGATAGTTGCTTCATCCAAGATCTCCGTACGCAACCGAAGATTGAACTTAGCGCTCCATTCGTCGAGCCGCGCACGATGTCTCATGACGCGGCCTTTTGTTGCGGGAATTACGACCGCTCGGCTGTCAACCTCGAAGTCCTTTGCGCGAGTTTTTCGGTCCTTGAGATACAAGGGCACCATGTCTTCGCAAACCACGCACGCAGCGGGCACGAGATACTTTAAGGACTTGCGAGATCCTCGCTGTTTGTGTCCAGCGCCCATTTCGGCGATTGCGCGGCTAATCCCAGTACCTGCGATGCATAGTCCGCCCTTAGAGTCGCGATGCGTGCCTTTCTCGGCAATGTCTCGCGGCAACTCTGTGGTGATCTGCACGCGACGTGTTGATTTTCCACTGTCCGCCTGCGCCTGATCGCCAAACTTGTGAATCAGCAACGGCGAAACGCCCTCGATCCAGACCTCAATCGTTTTCACTTTGCCTCCATTAAGCCCTTTCGGGCCCCTTCCATTCCCCCGCTCTCCATCCCCACCACTTGCTCTCCTTCGTGTTCCAGTCCAACGCGCACACTATACGTACTTTGTACGTACAAGCAAGTTACTTCTTTACTTCTCGTAGCAATCGTCTTGCTTCGAACAACGCAATGCGTCTGACGAACGACGACACATCTTCACCTGATAATTCTGCGGCTTTCGCGAGATCTCGCTTTTCCGCTTCCGTGAGACGCAACTCGAGACGCGCCGACCGACCGGACTCAACCATAGGCCAATCATACGGCTACCATACGTACATGGCCACGGCGATATCACGGAAGGTTACAGAAGCACGTAAAACGACGGCGCGGCTCAAGGAGCTTGGCTACAAGCTAGGGCAGTGGGTAGACGCCCCGCCAGCCGACGTGCCATAGTTCGACCGTTCGGCACGACGTTGTCCGTGACGTGTTGAGCTCCTGAGACGGCCTGGTCACCCGCCAGGCCGTTTTGCTTTTGCGCTAGACATCCCGCCGTCACGCTGGCACAGTCCCCATCAGAAGCGTTTCTCGCAAGAGGAACTACCGCACGATTCGCCCTGGCCCTCACCGGCTAGGGCGTTTTGCTATTTCTGGCACGCCGTGCGACGGTCCATCGTACACTTTCACACGTAGATGGGACTGATACGAGGCCTTGGCATGGTGCTGAGGCCTTTTGTTTTTGTGGCACACTGGAGCCAAGGGATCCGCTGCTCTGGATTATCCCGGGGATAGCAGGTCGCTTACCTAAGGCACGCCGGTCCGTGGCACAGAACCGCGGGCCGGGGTGTTATGCTTGCGTCAATCCGTTTGCCTGGGCGATGGGCCCGCGCACGTAACAGGCGTAGGGCCACACGGAGTGGGATCCGCGTTACGCGGGTCGTGCACAGACCCGGAGGCGAAAGCAGCCGGGTGCTTGTGCATGCGAGTTTGCGGGGAGTTTGAGGGAGCCTTCACATCTCGCCCAACGCTCGTGCCATGGCCTCGGCGACGCGTTTCCAGTCGTATCCCTGCACGTGAATCGTCACGCTCGCTTCGACGGTCGAGCCGTACGTAATCTGGATCTCTTGCCGCCGCTCAGTCGCATCGACGGTAACGACGCGACCGTTGATCAGTGCGCTGTACCGTCCCCCGTTCAGATCTTCCCATACGACATCGCTCATAGTTTTTGTGTCCCCTTCCCCTTCCAACAACCTCGTTTGCAGTTCTGCCGTCTCGGCATACATGAGGCATTTGCCGGTAAACTTACCATTGCTATAGATTGGCAAATCGTGGAATGGGTATTGTTCCAAGGATCGCCTTACCATCTCATTGGTCTCGGCAGCATTGAGGTACTGTCTCGTCTTATTCAACCACACGTACTCGTCATCCGTAGTTGCCGATGGGCCAGAAACAAAAGCATACGCTTGTCCGTAGGCTATAGCGTTAACGAGGACGCTGCTTACGCCAAACATTTTGCCAATCTTCTTCGTGGATAGGCTGTGTGTTCTGTAGATTTTTCTAATCTCTCTTACCTCATCGTCACTCAGCTTCCTGTATTGCCTCCCCTTCTCGATCATGTCCTTTGTGTTGGCTTTAGAGTCGCCTACGAATAGGTGGCCCCAGTTGCAGCAGGGCGGGTTGTCGCATGAATGGCAGATGAACATTCCGTCGGGAATAGGACCAACAGCGAGTTCCCACGCGGCCCTGTGAGCCGCGTATTGTTTCTTGCGATCTTCCCAGTAAACGCGGCCGTACCCGTTTCTATTTGTAGGCCCAGTCCACACGATGCACCCGCTATCGTTGTCGTGGGTGCACTTCGCATAAAGATCGCTGATCGTTTTCAGCATCATCTTGGCCTCTAACTTCCTGCCCGTTTCTTTGATTTCTTCTCCTGACCCCATCCTGGCTTGCGCAACGTAAGCCCCTCGGCAAGCTCGGGCTGTTCTTGCACCCACGTCTGCAGAGTGCGCCTGCCGATCCCGAGCCTCTCGGCGGCTTTGGGCACGCTGCCTTCGGCCTTCAGCGCCCTGCTGATCTTCAGCCTGAACGCCTCGGGGTCCGTTGCTCGCAGGGCTAGTAAAGCGTGCGTGGCGGGATGGGTGATAGCCATTCCGCTATTATGATGCCGTCACGGCACGTACGCAAGCCTACACTTTACCACGAAAACAAAACCGTTACCTCGACATGATGCCGTCACGGCACCATACTGTTTTGTATGGACACAGCGACGATGGCAACCGGCACCGAGCAGTGGGAAATCGAGCATGACGAACTCGTTCAGGTCTTCGAAGAGATCGCCAACGAACACGCTGCCCACTGGGAGAGCATTGTGGACGGCCTCGCTTCCGACGAGATCCCTCCCCCGCCCGCCTCGCCCTGGCCCTCGCTCGAAGCTGCCATGCGTGAGTGCGAGTACGTCGCCCTGCTGGCCGTCGCGGTCACCCCGAGCGAGCGGTACGTGGTGCGTGGCGACGATGTCACCTGCACGGTCCGACCGGCCGCGAGGGCATCATGAGTTACGAAGCAGCCCCCGCTACCGCCCTTGTCGCAACCCACTGCTGTCTCTGCGGGCGCCCGCTGGTCGATGCAGAATCCGTCGAGTGTGGCGTTGGCCCGGTCTGCCGTCGCAAGTACGGCTACGTGGACGGCCCAGACTGTAACCGCACCGAGGCAAACCGGCTGGTGTACGAAATTGCGGCTGCCCCGGCTGCCAATGATGTGCCCGGCAAAGTTACAGCCATTCGCCTGCTTGGGTACTACAAGCTCGCTGAGAGGCTAACCGAGCGGCTCCTATCGAACATGGGCACAGTCCTGGTTACCTATGAAGCCGACACGATGGTGATTGAATCCGACGGGCTCACAGATGACGGTTTTAAGGTCCTGCTAGCCATTCTGCGCTCGGTGCCGGGTCGTCGTTGGGATGCTAACCGCCGGGTCAATACCGTTCCCGTGAGCCAGAAGCGCGCACTGTGGGATGCGCTCCGCAGCAAGATGCCGGCGGGCGTGGCGATCGAGTCGGACAAGGGGCGAGTGGTTCTATAACTTCCGAACGTATCGACGGTTCTTAAGCCCTCTCTGCAGGGCGATGGCGTTGGGCGCGACGTCAAACGACTCCCCAGAAGAATACTGAGCGTCAATCTCCGCGAGAAATGCAGCGATGCCTTCTGGAGTAAAAACGTTCACTTCGACCCGGCGGTTATTGGCATCCAATTCGGCACGCTGCTGCATAAGCCCGCGCGCGAGGAAATCGGCATTCACGGCGGCCAGCACCACGGCTGGATTGTGCGGACCTCCGCCTGTGCTTACCCATCCACAGTGCTGAGCGAGTTGGATCGCGGACATCTCTCCGGGGCGGATCTTGGAACGTCCCTCGATGGTCGCAATACGCGTCTCGGTATCGCTTGCGCGAGCCGTGAGGTTATCAATCTCATTCGCGGCCTCAGCTTGCTCGCGTTCCAGTCTGATAATCCGCCGGCGATCTTCCGCTAGACTGTCAACCATCTTGTAGAGCGCAACGATGTCCGTGGGAAGATCAGAGAGGTCTTCGCGAACGGACTTCGTGGTAACCACGACGCTGGATCCGCGCTGCTTCACCCGGAACTGCTTCCTTGCCCATTTGCGCAGCCGATACGCTTCTGCGGACTTGCTCATGTCGCAAATCGTGAGGAAGCCTTCCTCCGAATAGACAAGGCGCCGCTTGCCTTCGAAGACAATCGAAGTGTAGTGATCGCCTTCTACGAACTCTCCGGGATGGTTCTGACGAATGTAAAGCACGTGGTGCCGGTCTTCACCAAGCGCTTCGGCGATTGCCTGCTCTGTGAACCAGTAGTTGCCCGCTTTGTCGACGATGCTTTGAATCTCGTGGGCACCGAACTTGCCAAACAAGTCTATCGCGTACTCTGCCATGACCGGCTCCCTGTAACGCGGCTACCGGCCTGTCCGGCAAGCTCGTGTTTAGTAACCTGACATGTGGAGTTTAACGGAGCCAGTGTAAGTTTAAACTATTCGATAAGTATATGTAACAACGCAGCTATCCGCCCAACGTTGGACTTTTTCAACACTTACACATGAACGACAATCGGCAAGTTGTGGATTATGCGGGCTCGCCTAGATGCCCATCCCCGCGGCCTTGCATACCGGCTTGTGCGATCGGTCTCGCCTGGGCTCTCCACAATCGCCACATCGCCCGCTCTTATCCGGCACGTACGCGTGATGGAAACAGCCGCACTCTTCACAGCGCTCGGTTTCCCAGGGGTCGTTCAGTTCGCAGGCGTCGGGTCGGATCAGCGACGTCCCGGCCACGCTCGCTCGACCCATACGTTCGGTGACTTGCTTGATGGCAACCTCGAGCGCTCTCTGGGCTTCCTCGTGCGCCTCTTGAACGAGCCATTCCCGCGCCTCGTCCGGGGTCATCTCTGACGAAACGTACTGGTCAACGATTGTTTCCCACACCCGGTATCGAATCGTGCCATTGATGCGCCGAGCGTGGATGATCCGGCTCACGACCCCTCCAGCCCCGCCAACGCCACACCCATGCGCCGCTCGATGTCCTGGAGCTTGCGGATCATTTCCAGCGCGTCCGTGGTCGATTCGCGGATGGCCTGCTCCTCGCGAACGATATCCACGACCGCGCGCAGGCGGGTGTTCTCCGCCTGCAAGGCATCGCGCTCCGCCTTCAGCCGCCCCACCGTGGCAATGGCATCGTTGGCAACGTGCCGTAGCCTCTCAGCGGTCGCGTACGTCTGCTCGGCGAGGCGTCGCTCGGTCTGTAGCGCGTGAGCCTTGTCGTCGGGGTCGGTCACGCTGCCTCTATGGGTTCGTAGACACGAACGTCGGCATTGATGTCGCCTAGGTACTGTTTGATGAACGGCTTGACCTCCCGCCACTTGAGACCACCGCGGCCGCAGCCCAATGCCGGGATAGCCATCGAGACCTTGTTATCACGCAGGTACCAGAACAGCGATTCTGCGATGTCTAGAATCCACGACATCCGCGACGGATCACGCCAATGGTCTTTTGTTGCAGCATTCAGGATCGTGCGCTGGCCTGTTGAGTGCAGCAGCACCATGCCAGGCCTCAGTAGCTTCTTGACGCACTGGATCTTGTAGTCCTCGTAGTTCTCAGGAAACCGTTCCTTGAATGCCAATGCGATGCCCGCGCCGGCCACTCCGACACAATTGACGCAGTTGACCAGGCATTGGGCATCATCCTCGAGTAAGTTGCCGCGCTTCCAGGTGATGGCCACTACTCGACGCTCCATTCCAGGATGCCCCACATGGCGAAGTCACGCTCGGCGCCCTTGTCGACGTCAAAGCACTTGAGCAGCCACTGCCTATGCGGGTGCCACTCGGTCGCCTTGAACTCGATGGCGATGGGCACGATGCGTCGCAAGGCGATCTCGCCTCGGTGGTTGCGATAGCGAACCGTAACGGTCTTTTGCTCGCGGTCGAGTTTCCGCCATCGTTCACGACAGGTTTTGCACGGCACCCATTCATCGACTGGATCAAGAGGGCTATCGACCGATCGCCCGCCCTCGCCATGGCATTCATGGCAGTTTGGTGTAACGGTCTGGTTCATCGCTCGCGTTCCTTTCGCCACGTCTGCAACCTGGTCACGATCTCGTAATCCTCCGGATGACTGCCCTCACGGATCCAGTCTGGATCGCCCCAAAAGGCAGCCTCGGCATCGTCGCCAGCGCGAAGCGTCCCTGTCCATTTCGTCAACCAGACGAAGTACACAAGATGCTCGCGAACCGTTTTGTGTATGATGGGTAGCGCGTGCCAGGCTTCTGCCGTCAACCCCGTTTCCTCGAACAGCTCCCGCGCAGCCCCCTCGAACAGGGTTTCACCGGGCTGCAATGACCCGCATGGGATCTCGACGGACCCTGGGCGCTTGCGGCTTCGGATCAGCAGGACTCGCCCATGGTCGAAGGCGATAATGGCAACAGCTTCGGTCATTGAACGATTGGCCGCTTACGACCTCTCCAGCACCTTCTTCGCGATCGCCCCCAACGACTCCGCCATGCTTGCGAAGTGCTTGTTGCGCTCTTGCTCGATCTGTTCGATGCGTTCGCGGTGAGCTTGAACGCGCGCGGCCTCGGCGGCGTACAGCTCCACCTCTCGCTCGAAGGCTGCGAGCCGCCTGTCCTCGCGCGCTTCCTGCCGTCCGAATGCGTCTCGCTCTTGCTCCGCGTGGCTCGTGGCCCTCACGAGACCTTCGGTTGCGGTGACCAGGTCGGTAAGGGATTGCTTGAGGTTCTGCTCTGGGGTTTCAGTAGTGTTCTGTTCGTCGGGCATGCTCGCTTCCTCTTTCATGGTCTCAAGCGCGCGATTCTCTCCAGAATGCGTTGTGTTTGCTCGTCCGGCTGGTAGCCGCCAAAGCATTCGATCGTGCCGTTGCGGTGGATGCAAAACCCGGCACGCTTACCCGGCTCAGCGGTCAACGCAGGAATCTCAGCGCTACCGTATTCGGTAATGGACGCGCATCTCCAAAAGACCGCAGCGGCCTCAATGAGGTCCTCCTCCGATGCGTAGTGGCTTGTTCCGTCCGGATTGAGCCGAAGAACCTCTCGGCTGCTGGTCGAGGCAGAACGACGCTCAGGCGACGTGATGGAAAGGTGGGTATTCTCGTGGCCGGCAATCGAGAGATCGAGCTTAGGCTGGCTGTCATCGGTCATGGTCACTCCTTCGGTTGCCGGTCCATCTCGGCGAGGTCCTGGCGGATGGCTTTCAGTGCTGTCAGAAAGTCGCGGCTGAACCCAGCGAGCGGCGTCTCTGCGAACTGCACGAACGCTCGTTCGAGCCGCTCGATGCGTTGCTTCATCTGGAAATGCTGCCCCTGTACGTCGCCCGTGAATCCGGCAACCAGCTCTTCGAGCTTGCCGAGACGTTCTTCGGTGGACGCCGTCTTTTCCTGCGGCTTCGGCCGCCACTCGCGCTTGCAGTTGTAGCAGAAGCAGTACATCGGCCTGTCCACCGGGTACGACCTCGTGATGCTGCGTGAGCCACAGCCGGGGCAATGAGTGGGGCTGCTCACCTTGTACGCTCCTCCGGCGTCTCGTTGTCAATTACCTGTTCGGCTGCGAGCGCCGAAAAGCGGCCATGTTCACGAGCCCATCTGTCAAAGCATTCGACCGAGCAGAAGCCCCAAAACAGATGGCCGACGCTGACCCGGATCTCGTTTCGCGGGGACCTGAAAACCTGCATGCCGCAGGAGCCGCACTTCTTCACCCCGCACCCCCTGGCTGCACCCGGTCGAGCATCGCGAGCACCTCGGTGAGTTCTTTGCAGACGGCGCTTGCGGCAAACAAGGCCACCGTACTGCCGCCAGGCACAATGGTCCCGTAGCCAAGCTCTTGTATCCGCCGCTCGATGCGCTCACGAACGTCGGCAAGGGTGAGGGGGCGAGGCGTCGTGTCGGTTGGCTCCGGCTTGTCGTCCGCAACCGAGTCATCCTCGGGTTCGCACATGCACGCGTACTGCGGCTGCTTGCAGTCCGGGCAGTGGGGCATCGAGGCGTCACTCGCCATCGATCGGCTCCTGAGGCTCTTCGTCAATCATCTGCTTGACCGTGGCAATCGAATCCTCCGCATGCCGTGAGATCCATAGCTCAAGGCACGTGAACGAACAGAAGCGCCAGAAATAGCTGCGTACGCCCACGACGATCTCGTGTCTCTGTTGGGTGACAGGCCGATTGCACATGCCACAGTGGTTCATCATCGCGGGAAGCTCCTGCCGTCCGACGGGAGCGGCGTGGGGCGTGGTTTCCCAAAGATCCCGAGCGCCGTGGGCGCCATGTGAACCACGCCAGCGTTCGGCTCAAGGATCTCGTGATGACCACAGCGCTTGCACATGCGGAACGGCAGCGCTGCAGGGTCACGGTAGTGGGTGACCTCGATCTGGAAGCGCTCCCAGGCGTGGCCGCGGCACAGGCAGCAGCGGCACTGATGCAGACGAATGGTCAGCATGTACAGCGTTGGCAGCGCCAAGCCCGCGAGGATGGATAGCAGGGTCGTCACGACCGCGCTCGCTTTCGTTCGGCATACAGCGCGACGCCAAGGAACAGCACGCCGAGCACGCCATCGAGCCAGAACGGCAGGAGCTGCTTCGGCGGCTGGCGCGCGATCGCTGCTGCCAGCAAGACCGAGGCACTCGTTTGCGCGGAACCAGCGACGTAGCCCCAGGTGAATTGGGAGGTCACTGGCTCACCTGCTTCGGAACGGCGGTGGAGGGGCGGGGGCTACAGTGGGGGCAGATCATGGCCGGCTACCACCCTTGCGCACTGCCGCCTTTGGCACATCTAAGGCACAGTCAGCATCGTGGTCGTGGCGATTTTCTCCTGCTGTCGCCGGCTTAGACCATTGGAACGAAGGACTTCGAATCCGCAGGTCGCCCGTTCGAGTCGGGCCGGGCGCGCTGATTCCCAGGGAATCTTGCTGATTTTGCGTTCCAGAGTTTCCAATAGACCCATTGATTGTTGACCCTTCTGGCACAAAATCGGCACACCCCAAAGCAGCGCGAACCCTGGCCGCCAGCGCCTTTTCATTGAGCTTCGCGTAGACCATCTGAACCATCTTCGTGGTTGTGTGCCCCATCATCGGGGCCAGCAGTTCAATCGGCACCCCGCCCTGCCGTAGCCACTGAGCAAAGGTCCGCCGTAGGTCATTGGGGGTGCACGGCTCGATGCCAGCCCGGCGGCACGCGCCCTTGATGTCTCGGATGATCGATCCGGTAGACCATGGCCGGAACAGTAGGCCGTTGGTTCCCTCGGCATGCTCCTGGACGTAGGCGAGCAATGAGCGCTGCTCCTTCGTGACCACGGGTACTTTCCTCCAACGGGAGGCCCGCTTGGTACCGCGCACCAGCACGAACTCCCGTCCAATGTCTTCACGGCGCGCGCGGTCGGTCGCACCGAGCTCGGCACCCACCGCGACCATGAACGCGACTCTTGCCGCTCGGTCCGGAACAAGCTTACCAAGCAGAGCGGAAAGCTCTTCAGGGGGTAGCCATCGGGACCTCGGTACGTACTCCGGTGAAAAGCCCACGGGCAGGATGGCGAGCGGGTTGCCGTCGTAGGCTTTGGCACGGATGGCCAGGCGCATCGCAGCACGAAGCGTGACCATTTCTTTCGCTACGGTGGCTTGCATGGCCCCTTCGCCTAGTCGCTGGATGACGTAGTCATCGACGTTCTTCGCGGACAACTTCAGCAACGGGTAGTCCGCCCCAAAGATTCGCACCCAGTGGCCGGACTTCTGGACGTAGAACTTCGCTGTTTTGATCGAGCCCTTGCCCACACGAGCCTTTGCCTGCCGGTCATCCACGAGACGTTGGAACGCGCTCTTTAACGTCTCGGCTTCGCGGGTTGCACGATCCGGATCTCGAGCGGCCTGCTCGCGGCGCCGGCCAAACTCTTCGGCCTCGCGTCGATCTTTGATTTTGGTGCTTTCGCGAACTCGATTGCCTTCTGCATCTGCATAGTCGACATGCCAGACGTTTCCGCGCTTGTAGAGCCGCACCGCAACACCTCGCTCCAGTATGCTTTCCAGTCGTCAATAGGAACTCGTAGCATCCCAGTCCTGCCTGGTAATCGCTTCGCGGCCCGGCGAAGGTGCCAGTACGCGGTCGACTGAGAGCATCCGAGCTGGTCCATAACGTCCTTGGCGCAGATGCATGGAACCAGATCAGCGACCCGTCGCGATGCGTCTCTGGTCATCGTCGTATCCCCATCTGTTTGGCCCACTCCAAGATCTCGGCCGCAGGCTCAAACCGCTCACCATGCTTTCGGAATGCCGCAAAGCGGGTGTGGCACTGGCGCTCTTCCACTAGGCCTCCCTCGAACATCGCGAGCAGCTCGATCGGCAAGGGCGAGCTCGTTCGCAGAGAGATCAGCCTCTTTTTGATGTTGTCGGTCGTGCCGATCTTTAGAAGTCCGTTGGATGCTCTCGCGATATACACAACTGATCTCTTTGTGAGATCGCGTTGCGGCAACGTGGCCTTCAGCGTGGCCAGATCTCTCGCGGCAACATGTTGAGCAAATCGCGGTGGCGTTGCGTCGATGCAAGCGAGTTCGGCAAGATCGTCTGCAGCGGAATTCGCTAATCGGTCAAAGGCGGCATCAATGTCAGAAGGACGGACGATCGTGTCGTTTCCGCTCCCTCGAAGCAAAACTTCCTGACGTTTACAGAAGTCCTTGAGCCACTTCGGTGCAATGCCGCGACGCTCGGCTTCTGCTTTGAGTGAGACCCACTCGTTACGCGCTAACATCGCCGCCTCCTTGCTTCCCACCCTCCATCGACGCGCCATAGACCACCGCGAGAAACATGCACGCGACGTACAGCGCATACGCCGCGATGCGCCACCCGTGGGCCGCGAGCACGATCACGCCAATGCCGCCCCCGGGAGAGACGAGCGGCATGACCCACGACGAGACCCGTATGGGCTTCGGCTTATCCACGGCCACCCTCCAGCGCCCCGCACGCATCGGCCAGCATCGCCACCAGCTCGGCTTGTGCCTTGGCTCGCTGAAACGGCAGCGATCCGGGCTCTCGGTGTTCTCTGCAGCGCCGCCCGTGGCCTTTTGAGTCGCTATGGGTCGCCAGTGCATCGCACTCGGTGCACTTGGGCATCTGGGCCAGCAGCTCTCGCGTCTTGGCCACGATTGCTTCCAGCTTGCGGACACGCCCGGCCAGCGCCTTGGGCGTGGTGCGCTGAACGTGATCGAGCACACGGAGTAGGACGGCGTCGGTCACGACGTGGTCTCCCTCGCGTCCAGTAGCTTGTAGAGCCCGTCCATCGCATCGCACATGCTCGTGCCGCGGATGTTGGGAGCGCGGTGGTAGGGGTCCGCTCGCTGGATCTCGCTTGCCGCGACTTCGATCGCTTGCAGTCTGCGAACTTCTGCAATCAGCTTCGGCAGAGCCTCTCGCGCGGCAGCAACGAAGTCAGCATCTTCGGACGTTGCCGTGTTGCAGACGAATCCTTCCGTGTTGTTCACATAGTCGCAGTTCGCTGTCCATGGCCCCGGCGTTGCGCCTTTGGCTAGGCTCTCCAGCTCCGCGAGTTCCTGTTCGGTGATCACTAGCCGCCCGCCTTTCGTTCGTGCTCTCGGAGCGCGCGCGACGCGTTGATGACGCCATACATCGCCACGTTCATGCGTTCGCGGAAGTCACCCACCAGCTCCGTTCCGTCCCCCGTCCAGAGCGATGCGTAGGTGTCCTCCAGCTTGCTGGCCGCCTCGATGACCGCGTCTCGAAGTTGCTCGCGTTCTGGCATCGGTACAACCGTGCCACCGCACCCGCCACAATCCTCTGCGTGCTTCTCTTCGTATGTGACGTGCTTGTTAGGCACCTCATCGACGCACGTAGGGCACCACCATGGGATACGTGGTTCGGTCATACTGCCCTCACGCTCTTTGCTCGC